TTTCTGATTGCCGGATGCACTACGATCGTCTCAAGAAGATCTGGGACATTGAAGGCCGCAAGCAGTTCGCCGAGAAGAAGAAGCTTACGTCGATGTTCCGTCGCATCGTGCCGCTTGGCGTTTGCACGGGCGGCGTTTGGACCGGCAACGCACGGGCACTGCGGCATGTGATGGCTATGCGTGCCTCTCCAGCGGCCGAAGAAGAGATCTTGCACGTCTTCTCGCAGATCGCTCAAGTGATGTCCCAACAAGAGCCGTTGTTGTTTGGGGACTTCCATCAAGACGACAACGGCTACTGGGTTCCCAAATATCCGAAGGTGTAACACTGGATCACTCCAGAAGTGGTCGAAGAGATTCTTAAACGACGGGAGAGTGAAAATGCAGATCATACTGATGGACACGAACGAGAAGATGGTTGAAGCCTGGCGAGAGATTTGCTTTCCGGAGAAGCAGCCAGGCTACAAGCTCGACATTTCCGCGGGCAACATCTTCAAGGTCAAGTGGGAGTGGTGTCCGCAGCAGACCGACGAAGAGACGGGGGCTGTTCATACGGGATACACGCGGAAGACACCGTGCATCGTCTTGCCGGGTAATTCGTTCGGCTTGATGGACGGTGGCATCGACTACGTTGCGAAGTCGAGATTCTCTGCGCTCGAACAGCTGGTCCGCAGCGGGATCCGCAACACGCACTTCATGTTCATGCCGGTCGGCAACGCCTTCATCACGCAGACGGACGAGCAGATGTTCATCTACTCGCCGACGATGGAGTGCCCGCGTCGATTGCCGAAGGATACGACCAACGTCTTCAACGCGACGTGGGCTGCTTTGTGTGCGGCCGCGGCGTACGGTGTGACGACGTTGGCCTTTCCCGGCATGGGCACTGGCGTCGGCGGCTTGGACTACGACCAGGCGGCACACCAGATGGACCAGGCTTTCACGAAGTTCTGGCAGCATCGCAAGGAGTTTCCGACGAGCGGCACACAGTCGAAATCTTTCATGAGAGAGTTGGTTGAGTAGCATGCCTTGGATCAATGGAGAGTACGAAAAGTTTGAAGATTGGGAGCCAGATGAAGAGTTAAAGCGTATGGTCCGAGAGATTGACAATTCGGACTGTGGGCTTTCTGGCTGGGACCTGAAGTTTATCGGTGATTTGGTGGACTCAGGTCGAGATCGTTTTACGGAGAAGCAGGCAAAGCAGATTAGAAGAATTCATTCGTTTGCATGTAAATGACGGGAGACACACTGTGGCACGAAAAGAAGACGCGGTTAAATGGCTTCAGGATCAGGAGCGTGGCATCGAAGGGCACGAGGGTGAACCGAACCCTCATGCCCAGACGATCGACGTGATCAACTATTGCCTCAAGTCGCTGGAGTCGCATGGGGCGTTGGTTGAGGAGATCACCGACTTGCGACGTGCGAACGTCGATCTGATGAAGGGAGGTGCGGAGCTGCTTGAGGCCGCTACTCAGGTAGAAGATCTGCAGGAAGAAATCGCGAATCTTCACACGCTTCTCAGAGGCGAGAAGGCTCGCAACGAACATCTTGAAGCCGTCAAGTCCGAGCTAGTTGACACACAACAGCAGCGCGATCGCCAGATCGAGAAGACGCGCGAGCTGGCCGAAGAGATCAACAACCTGACTCGCGATGGTACGCTCAGCGAAGTGATCGACGAATCGCATCATGCTCCGGACCACATTCGGGCTCTTCGTGCCATGGGCGAGATGCCCGAAGGTGCTTCGCTGCTTCACTCGCTTGCTGCGTTGGGTGACTTCAAAATCAAATTCACAAAGGGGTAGTCGTGCATCGCTACGAACACGTCAAGGTTCTTCAGGTCTGCAATTGCTTACTCGGCCTTAGTATCGACTTTGGCTTCAGCATCTTTTCCAAGCAGACTGTAAAGCTTCGCAATCTACGCTTTCAGGAAGCGGCCGCGGCTGAATCCTTCATTAAGGAGTCGTTGCGCGAGGTTGGCGATCGCGTCATCGTTGAGATAGAGCATTCCGAGTTCTATCAGTTGCGGCCGGAAGCTGAAGTCTTGCTCAATCCGGAGCTGGGTAATTCTTACTCGCTCAACGATCTGTTACTGTCACGCAACCTGGCACAAAGGATTATGGAAGAATGAAACTCGTAGCTGCAGGCACGTACGTACTGGTCAAGCCGATCGAGCAGACGGAATCGCATGGAGGCATCTTGTTGCCAGACAGTCATGACGGTGAGAATTGCAGCGTCGGCATTATTTGGTCGATTGGGATCCTGGCTGTCCGCCACCTTGGTCCTGATTTTCACGTTGGGGCGGTAGTCAACTTTCACACTGGCGCAGCGCGTTCGACTCTTCGCGAGCAGGACGGCGAATATATCATGTGCAACCATGTTGACATCTGGTGTGTCCGTCAGGGTGATAGCAGAGGATTCTTACCTAATCGGAGTATCAATGGCGAAGAAGAAAGCAGCCAAAAAGAAGGCGGCGAAAAAGCGCCCAGCAAAAAGCGCTCAAAAGCACTTCAAGGGAATGGCACCACCAAAAATCGGCGTCGTCGAAAAGGCCGCAAAGGCGTACGCTAACACTCGCGATGAGCGGCAGGAGTTGACTAAGACGGAGTCAGAAGAAAAAGCCAAGCTCATGGAGATCATGAAAAAGAACTTGGCGAAGATCGGCACGAACGGTGCAGGCGAGTCGGTCTACAAGCTTGAGGATGGCCGCGAGGTTGTCTACTGTGCTTCGACGGATGAGAGTGTCAAAGTCCGAACTCCAAAGAAAGAGAAGAAGGATGCAGACTAAACAACTCGCGATGCTGCTGAAGATTCTTGATCAACAGCAAGCGTCATTAGATTTACTACGGGAGATCATCAGTGGCGAAAAAGAAACGCAAGAGAGGGCCGCGGCGGCGCAAAAAGAATTCCTCAAGCAGCAACCGCCAGGGATCTTCCCCACCAGCTTCTTCCCCGAACAAAACCCAAACGACGAGGGAGGAGCTGCTAGCTCATTTGGACTCGACTCTTCCGATTGTGGGGAAGGACGGAGCGCCACTGACAGCGGAGCAAATGGCGAAAGTCCAAGCTCAGTTGGCGGATCCGGAGTACACGGTGGTGGAGGTGGATCCGGAAGAGGATCAGACGGTGTTTGTGGAGGGACCGGAGGGCCAGAAAGTGTTGGTGGATCCGGATCCGGAACAGGAGATGCCGATTCTGACAGAGCAGGAAGCGATGGCGCAATACCTGGGCGCGCCGTTGACTCAGGATCAGTCTCAGCCGAAAGTGACAGGCCGGAGTCGCGCGAGAAAGAAGTCATCGAAGGCGACATCGCGGCCGCAGATGAATTCGACATCCAGTTCTGAGGACGGCCGTCAACCTCGTCACGTTCCAATTGCGGTGTTTGAAGAGCTTGAACGCGAGCGAGATGCGATCAAGCAGCACTGTCAAGATCTCGTTCGTCAAAACAAGGAGGATGCAATCAAAGGCGCGAAAGCGTTAAAGTATCTGGAGCAACAACTTACCCGCGCTCGACAGGAAGCGGAGTTCTGGAAGACGAAGTTGGATGAAGCAGAGTTCCCTCCGCGAGCAGAAAATCCGAATCTTTAAGGAGAGATCATTGAGAGTCTCACGAAGTACCAACCCTCCGGAGGACACGCTGCGATCGCTCACGCTGACTCCGGAGAGCGAAGCTGAGCGCGAGTACTGCGAAAAGCTTTGCAGTCGAATCAAAGAAGCCGAGGCTGAGAAGAACAAGCCTGGCGAAAAGCGGCAAGTTGCTGAGAATGCTGCTGATGCGGCTGATGCGGCCGAAGAGAACGCCAGGCGTCTTCGTGTTGAAGCTCAACGAGCTGAAGACGAAGCGACCGGCCAGGCGGACAAGCGACGGCAGCGCGAGGCAGAGGAAAACCCTACTCCTGTCCCGCCAAGCCCTCCTGTTACTTCAGAGGAATCCCCGTCATCTGGCGACGAACCGGTTTCCACTCCTGAGTTCTGAGATCTACTCACGCTGCGGACTGTCTTTAGTTCGCAGCGTGTTTTTTTGGATGTGCCATGGCTAAGAAGAAAGCAAAACGAAAGTCGAAGCCGCAAGGCAAAGCTCGCGCTATGCAGCTGTTCAAGGCTCGCATGATCGCGGAAGGCAAGCAGGACAAGTTCAAAGAGCAGTACAACGACTACATTAATTCGTACGGCCTTGAACACAACGAAGCCTACAATCGAGCGATGGCAGACTTCGGGTACACGACGTACCAAGACGAAGTCGCTCTGGCCGCAATGCGGAAGCCTCTGAAGCAACCGGAAGATCGTGACACCAAAGCGATTCAGATCCAGTTGCAAGAGCTGATCGAACAATCGAATGACGTTGAATACGATGTTGAGGAATCTATGCTGTGGGTGGCGTCGGTCGTTAACGACATTGAAGTTATGCCGATGGATGCTCCGCACGTCATTGCTTGGAACCTTTTACAAGCCGCGCGTGATGCCAAGCTCGCCTTCTACAAAGACTTCTTACTGAAGCAGATTGATGCGTTGAAGCGACATCGCGAGTCGCTCTCTAACACGCTCGAAGACGAACGTGATCTCACTGAGTTACGCCAGTCAGTTCAAGAGGCAATGGATGGTTACGGAGAGTATCAAGACGAGGAGCCAGACCTGGTGGCAACCTCCGAAGACGGTTCCTGAGAATCTTGAGTATCGGGAGAAGATCCGTCTTCGTGCCAATGGCGACCCAGCGTTCCAATCGACTCTTTGGAACTACTGCCGCAAGGACTTCTTATTCTGGGTTAATACGTTCGCTTGGCTTTACGAGCCGCGCGAAGAGGATCCGGACAAGCCGTTTGTTATTCCCTTCGTCACGTACGGTGAGTACCAAGACGAAGCGCTGATGACGATCTTGAATTGCTTTGGCCGCAAAGACATCTTGTTGATGAAGAGCCGAGATCTCGGCGCGACGTGGATGTTTCTAACAGTGTCGTTCTGGTACTGGCTGTTCTCGACAAAACGACGGCCGGTTTACGTTGGACTCTTATCCGAAAACGAGGACAAGGTTGATGAGTACTCGGCGAAAGGCACGCTCTTCTGGAAGCTTGATCATCTCTATGATCACTTGCCTGCTTGGATGCGACCGCCACGGACCAGGAATCTTCACATCATGGAGAATCACTGGAACAATGCTGCGATCAAAGGATCAGCAACAACTCGACATGCGTTCCGCGGCGATCGACTCACGCAAATCTATCTTGACGAGTACGCGGCTTTCGATAGCCCGAAAGACTCAGAAGTGTTGCCAGCGGTCCAACACGCGGCGGGAGCGCGTGGATTCATTTCCACCCCCATTGGCGACACAAACGAATACGCGAAGATCGCGAAAGACAAAACCAAAAACGTAGAGCGGATTCGGATGCATTGGTCAGAGCATCCGAAACGCAAGCAGGGGATGTACCGTTTCAACAAGGAGACTCGGAAGCTTGAGATCTTGGATCCCAACATTCCAAGCAAGTATCGTTTCCGAGAAGGTTACCCGTTCATTCTCGATGGCAAGACGCGATCGCCGTATTACGACTACGAATGCAATCAGCCAGGTGCAACGCCACTGACGATCGCTCAAGAGCTTGACATCGACTTCCTTGGTTCGGTGTCTCGCTTCTTCAAGGACTTCGACTTTGATGCGTACAAAGCGAAGTATGTCCGCGAGCCAGAGCATGTTGGGATGCTGACTTTCAACATCGAGACTTTGGACGATCCAGAGTTTCTACCAACAGGGGCCGGCCAACTGTTTCTGTGGTGCGGACTTGATGTCAACGGCCGTCCGAATCCCGATCGTAACTACGTCGTTGGCTGTGATGTTGCAGCTGGATCCGGCAACGAGCATTCATCCAACTCATCGGCAGCTGTGCATGATTCAATTACGCGGGAGCAAGTTGCGATCTTCATTTCCAACACGATCAATCCGTTTGACTTTGCGGATTATGCGATCGCACTTTGTTGGTTCTTTTGTCGCGATGAAGACGTTGGATTTGACATCAAGCATCATCCGGCCAAGTTGAACTGGGAGGCAAATGGCTCGACGGGATCTCAGTTCACGAAGCAGGTTGTGAAGGTTCGGGAGTACAGCAATGTCTACTTTAGAAAGACAAAGCACGTCGGCACGGACAAGGATACGAAGAACCCTGGCTGGTGGTCGGATCCCGACGAGAAGTCGTCAGTTCTTGGCAATTGGCAGAACCGATTGAATCGTGGACAGTCGATCATCCACAGTGACCAGGTCATCGAAGAGTGCAAGCAATTCGTGTTCGTCAACGGCAAGGTCTACCATGTTGCGGAATTAAATACCGATGATGATTCGGCTATGGGTGCGGCCCATGGTGACACGGTGATGGCTTCTGCGATCGCAGATTTGACACTTCCAGAGGTTGAGCGAAAGCGGCCTAACCGCAACAGGAAAAAGGAGTTTGATCAGAAGTCGATGGGTTGGAGGCTTCAGCAATATGACCGAGAACGCGAGTCGGAAGAATCTCGAAAGCCATGGGAAGAGCCAAATGTTGACCCATGGTCTTAATTGACAAGGACTTATGGTTGCGAGTACAGTTCCGGAAACGTAGTTTCTCTCTCCGGAGCGTTTGGTTTGGCATTCGACTGGTTCAACTCTGGCGATCGAGCAAGACTCGGTCGCGCGATGACGAAGGATCGCAGGTCGCTGGAAGACTTTCGGCTGAACCGTGAATCATTCGTCAAATCGTACGTCGGCCGACACTACGGCCGCGGAGGACCCCGGTACGATCGGATCATCAACATGATGTTCCAGGCCGCGGACATCTACACGATGTCGCTGGCCGCGAACCGACCGCGCGTCTTGGTCAACAGCTACAATGGCTCGTTGAAATCGTTCGGCAAGCGCTACCAGCTGGCCGTCAACAATTACATCAAGACAATGGGGATCGAGGAAGTACTCGAAGGGTGTTGCTTAGATGCATTCTTCTCCCTTGGAATCGCCAAGGTCCATTTGGCTGACTCCCACATTATTGAGATTGACGCGAATACGCGCGTTGACCCCGGCAAGCCCTGGGTCAAGCGGATCTCACTCGACGACTGGTGTCACGACACAAGCGTCAAGGAGTGGTTTGAGTGTGGCTACATGGCTGACGGCTACCAGGTTCCGTACGATCGTCTTCAAGATGATCTCTATGACCAAAAGGTAGCTGAGCAACTCTCGCCTGGCGGGCACAACCCGTACGGTGGCGAGGGATCAACGCGAGTCGAAGGTTTGACGAAAGGGTACGAGGACTACAACCAGGACAACTTTGAAGAGATGGTTGACCTGGTTGATGTTTGGTTCCCTCGCGAGAAGGTCATCGTTACTTGGGGCCTCGACATGGCGGGCACCAGGTGGGAACTGAAGAATACGGATCCTCTGATCATCCAAGATTGGGATGGTCCTGAATCGGTCGAAGCTTCAGTTAGCGGACCCTATCACATCGTTGGTTTCAGCGACGTGCCTGACAACACAATGGCACTGTCCCCGGCTATGAACCTTTGCGTTTTGGATGACCTGGCTAACGGGTTGTTCCGCAAGTTGGATCGCCAGGCGAGACGGCAGAAGACGTACCACATCTTCAAAGGCACTGCCGAAGAGGATGCGAAGCGCCAACGCAAAGTCGCTGATGGTGAGATGATCAAAGTCGCTGATCCTGATGCAGTTCGCGAAGTGAGTGTTGGGGGTGTCGATCAAGGCAACCTGGCGTTCACTCAGGTCGTTCGTGATACGTTCGATCGAATGGCGGGGAATCTTCCTGCCATGGGCGGATTGGGGACCAGCGCTGACACAGTCGGCCAAGAGAAAATGATTGGCGGGCAGATCAGTAAACGCGAAGCAAAGATGCAATATCGCATGGTTCGTTTTACGACGGGTGTGATCAAGTCGCTTGGTCATCTCATCTTCTACGATCCCGTGCTTGAGATACCTGGTGAAGTTGGCGTTCCTGGGACGAACATTTCTACCGACGCGAGTTGGACCCCAGAAATGCGTGAGGGGGATTTCCTCAATTACAACTTCGAGATCGAGCCGTACTCGATGGCTTACAAGCCCCCGGCGCAACGGGCTCAAGACATCCAACAATTCGTTGCCAACAGCATCTTGCCGATGCTGCCGAATCTGGAAGCACAAGGTGGATCGTTCGACTTGAAAGCCTTCCTTGAGTGGATGGCCGAATTGATGGACGAGCCGCGTCTGCTTGAGTTGATCAAGTTCCAAGGACTGATGCCGGATGAACGGCCGGTCAGTGGGAACATGCCCGACAAGGCGCGTCAAGCGCCACACACTGTTCGCGAGAACGTTCGTTCCAATGTGTCGCATGGCCCAACGAGCCAGGCACAGACGCGCGATCTCGTTCAGCAGTTCATGAACTCTCGGTCGCCGCAACAACAAACAGGGGCGGCTTGAGCAAGTACAAGTTCATTGATCTCAAGACAGACAAGCTTGTAGAGCTTGAGTTGTCTTTCGAGAAGATCATGTCGATCGACGTTACCGGGTGCTTGAAGGTACGCGGCCGTTGGTACAAACGCTATGTCGAAGAAGCTCCGAAGAAGGCACGTAAAGAGCGTATCGGCAACAAGGCGTATAACAAGGATCTTGTCTCGCGCACAGCTGGTGTCCACTCCAGCCAGGCCGCGGAATTCAATGAAGCAGCGCGAAAGGGTGGAATCACGGGCGTTTACTACTCTCCAGAGAATGGTAACGCTCACTTTGAAAGTAAGTCAGCTCGCCGCAAAGAAATGAAACGACGCGGCTTGCATGACCAAGACGGGAGCTACGGCGATGGCTAGTGAATTAGCTGGAATGGATCTGCCCGCATCGTACCTCGATGCGCTACATGATCTTGATGACCAATTCGGAACAGAACAACCTTCAGGTCAAGGACCGAAGGAAGGACAAAGACAGATTCCGCCGCGCGAAGGAGGATCCCGATCGCGCGACGACTTGGGTTACGAGGACGACTACGAACCAGAGTATCGAGATCGTAGTCAGGACCGCGTTCCCGACATGGAAACACGTCGAGGCGAAGAACGTTCCGCCTCACGGGCAACCAGGGAGTTGCCACGTCAAGAGCCGCCTGAGTTTTCGGCGGATCTTAAACAGCGCGCCACTGAATACGGGTTGCAACTCGAACAGTTCGACTCATCAGAGGCGCTGCAGAGTCAGTTGGACACAGTGGATCGAATATTTCTCCAGCGAGGCCAACAAGCTCAGCAGCAGCAGCAGCAGCAACAGTACCAACAACAACAGTACTATCAGCAACCGCCGCAACAGCAGCCGCAGTACCAACAGCAGCCGCAGAAATTTACTCCGCAGCCAGCAAGTTGGGAACAGCAGCCGCAGTATCAGCAGCCGATGCAACAGCAGCAGCCGCCGCCGCAACAACAAGGTGAGGTAAGAAACTGGCTCAACCTCGACAGCGAGCGTTTTGAGCCGGAAGACTACCAAGCTCTGAATCGTGGAATGCAAACGGTCGTTGATCATTTCGAGCAACGCCAGGCCCAACTGTACGGAATCATCGACGCCCAGCAGCAATTCTTGACAACTCAAGATCAGCAGCAGCGCGCCGCCGAACAGCAAACGAAGTGGAATCAATTCGAGTCCGCTATCAAGGACCTGAAACAGCCTGAATTGTTTGGCGAGAATGGTTATCAGATGGCAACGCAAGAGCAACAGCAACGGCAAAATGCAATCATCGTTGCAGCCAATGCCTATGCGAATGCAAGAGCCCAACAAGGCTTTGCCACTCCTGACATTCCGACCCTGGTACAGCGTGCTTTCCGTTTGGAGCATGCAGATAAAATCGAAAATGAAGCGCGTGAAGGGTTCAAGAAGAAGGTCACACGTCGATCTGCTCAACGAACTCCCAATGCTTCTCGTCGTCGTCCTGACAAGGCGCAGAAGTGGACCGGCCCACCAGAGGACGATCCGTACCTGCACCGCGTCTACGCGGAGATGGAAGCAGAGGATCAGTCGCGCTAAGGAGTTAACCCCATGCCTTTGATGCATGACACACTTGACGATTTTGTCGAGCTAACGCTTGACCGCTACGACCGGCGTAACTGGGTCGATATTTCGATGGACTTCCAAAAGTACTTCTTCGCATCTCGAATGATCAAGAAGCACAAGAAGCCGATCGAAGGCGGCGTTCGTATGAACTGGAAAGTTCAGCACTCGAACACCGGCACTGGCAAGCACTCTGAGCTTTACGGCATTGACACGACTGGTGTCAAAGACTTGGCGACCAAGGCTACGGCCGAGTGGTCCAAACAGACCGTGAACTTCAAGTACGACGTGGACGAGGAAGAGTTCCAATCGGGTGCCGAGACGTTGATCAATGAGATCAGCATGCGAAATCACTCGATGTACAATGACTTCTTCTCGCTCATGGAAACCGCGCTTTGGTCTGGTCCTACCAGTACAAGTCAAGCGCCGCGGCCACCGTCAGGGATTCCTCACTGGATCCAGAAGTCTTCGACGGCTGCGTTTGGTTTCAACGGTGGCAACCCATCTGGCTTCACAGCTGGTGCGGGTGGCATCGACAGTGACGTTTTCACCAATTGGGCCAATGGAACCTTCACCTACAACACGGTGTCGGATGATGATCTGTTGGACAAGTGGGCGGAAGCGTGTGAGAAGTGTGAGTTCATGGCTCCGCACTCTTACAACCAGCTCGACAGCTCAACAAGCGACTGGGAATTCTTCACCGTCTATTCGGTGTACTCGGCTTGCCAGAAGCTTCTCCGCGCGTCGAACGACAACTTGGGTACTGATCTTGGTAAGTACCGCAATACGATCGTCTTCAAAGGCAATCCCATTCACTGGGTGCCCGCGTTGACGGATTCTAACTCGACCGCTTATGACTCGGCGAACCCGGTCTACGGTGTGAACTGGTCAAGCATCGAGTACAAGTTCCAGAAGAATCGCAACATGATTCGGCACAAGCCGATTCGGTCGCCTGGACAACATACGGTGCGCGAAGTGCATCTCGATAACTGGGGCCAATTCCGCTCCAAGAATCGTCGCACGACGTTCGTCGGCCAGGCTGCATAAGCCATCCCACGGAGCCCTCCGGAGCCATCGCAGTTCGACTGTTCCCCTCCGGAGGGTTTTTGAAATCAACCTGGCTACGGCCAGTCAACGACGCCGATGCTCGTAGGTATATCGAAGACGAGCGATTTCCAATTTCAATTTTCTGGAGTAGTCCAATGACAGCTGGTGCAAAGCCGAAAGGCTCAAATAACAATCGCGGGTTCTCGCGCGAATTGTTCATCGACTGCCCTCGTGATGACATCATGAAGGACAAGAGCGTTGGGTGGTATTTCTGCGATGACTTCACCGACGGCCTCAAAGGCAACTGGACGTTGACGCAGGCGACTGCTGGTACGTTCACGTTGGCCGATGTCAATGGTGGTGAGGCTCAACTTGCAGCTGGTTCTACAACTACCGCTCAAGGTGGTCAGATCCAACTGACTGACGGTACTGGCGGCGCAATCTTCAAACCGGAAGCTGCTGATAACATCTGGTTTGAATGTCTCGTCAATTTTACTGGTATCGCCAACCTGAACGTCGAAACCTTTCTCGGCCTGGCTGAGATCGACACGACCGTTATTGCGGCCGCGGCTGTCTCGACTGCCAACCATGTTGGTTACTCTTCAGTGACGGATGATGGTGTGATCCTTGCCAACGGCGAGAAAGCCGGTGCGGGAGACACGAACGATCCGTCGTACACCATCACCAGCGGTGGCCTGGTCAAGTTCGGATTCAAGATCTCCGGTCTGACCAAGGTCGAGTTTTGGATCAATGGTGTTAAGAAGGGTTCGTCGATCAATTTGGCAGCTGCCAATATTCCGATCGTCGGTTTAACTCCAACTTTCGTTTGCCAATCTGGTGGAACCGATTCTCCGATCATGGAAATTGATTGGGTTGAAGTTTGGCAAGAGCATCGGGCTGACATCAGTTTGCAGGCATCTGCTTAACTTGGTGCCACAGTGCGACTCCCGTCGTACTTTCGGGTGCCGTCGCCAGAATCACTCTCCTGGCGGCGGTCACCTTTTTCTAGCGAGAGTGAAGTACGTACCTGTTTCATTGTGGCATTTGAACAAGGTGAACCATGCCCTATACCATGCAAGATGCTGAGATCCTGAAAAAGCTTCTCGGCGTAGAAGAGATTCCCCCGCAGATCGACTCGATCTACGATCAGTGGCAACGTAGGCATCACAACGTGACCAATGGTTCGTTAGACCTGGCGTCACTTGAGACGATCTGTTTCTGGGCTCAACAAACCGGTTTGTTGAATCAGACGTTGGCCGATGTGAATGAGCATCGCGCTAACGAACGCCCGAAGCACGTTGGCCAGGTCGAGATTGCCTCGCTTCGGGTAGGGACGTTGTTGCTTGTCAAGCAACCAGGCAACCGCAAACCGCAGCGGGCCAGGTTCCAAGCGCCGCTTGGTGGCCAGAAGGTTTCGTTGCGATACATCGAGTCGGATGCGAAAGCACCCGTTTTTGATGAGAAGGGCGTTCTCGCAGAAGAAGCTGTTCCGGAGATGCTGTCCAAGAATGTCGAAGAAGTCGATCGCAAGAAAATTGCCGTCCTCGCGGAGCTGTAAGCCATGGCTGAATCCACCGCATCACTTAGTTACGACGATCTTCGTCGTCACATGGGTCGCAAGATACCTGGCTCAACAGTCAAGACCACTTGGACCCCTGAAGAAGCAAGCTGGATTGATGACATCATTGATTCGGCTTTGCGCAATTTGTATGCCGGTGGGCCAACAGGATACCAGTGGAACTTCTTGCGGCCGTGGTCAACGATCACTACCGTTGCTGCTTACAGTACTGGTACGATCGCGATTGCTGCAGGTGTCGTGACTGGCACGGGGACTACGTTTCCCTCATGGGCAGCTGAAGGCGAAGTCACTGTTTCGGGTAACACTTACACGGTTAACACGCGAGACAGCGACACACAGTTGACATTGGATGATTTGACGGTTGCGGTTTCGGCTGGAGCCAGTTACGAGCTTGGCCGGCCAACCTACGATCTTCCTGACAACTGTGCATACATTGAAGGTCCGTTCACTTATCGACCTGGCAGTGCGGCGCTCGATCGACCGATCGAGTTGGTTGCTGTCAGTGATCTTCGTGAGCTTCGCCAGTGGGCTGATGTGAAGTCTCGTCCGGTTGCTTATGCACTTCGGACCAAGAGCCCTTCTGACTTGACGGTTGCCAGTGAATCTTCTCGTCACCAGGTTCAATTCTTGCCGACTTCGGATGCGGCTTACACGCTTGAGTATCGTTACCGGATCCGGATGGACAAAATCACTGGTGGTACGGACAAATATCCTCTTGGATCTGAGGAACATTCAGAAACGATCTTGGCGGCTTGCAATGCTCAATGCGAGTTAGAGCTGGAGGGTCGCCGCGGTGATCTCTGGGCTTACTATCTTGATTGTTTGCAAACGTCGATCAAGATCGACTCGAAGCTTTCTGCCAGCTTCCTTGGCTACAACTACGACTTCTCGGAATCACAAAATGATTTGGAGTTGCGGTTGTCGTCGCGATCGCTGGGTAACTACGTCGGCTACGACGGCCACACTTTGATTGGAGAATGATGTCGTCACAACAAGCTTACTCGCAAGGCATGGAAAGCTACGTTGCGGAAACGACCGTAGCTGCTTCCAAGCCTATTAGCGTTGGCTCGTTTCGCCGCGGCTTTGTTGGTGGCGTAACGGGAACAACTCTCACGTTTCATGGTTCGCCTACAGAGGGAGGAACTTATCGCGCTTTTGAAGACGAGGGGGGAACAGACATCACGTTGGTGTTGACCAGTGATCGGTTCGCCGAGATCCCTCATGAAGTTATGTACGGTGCCAAGTGGATGAAAGTCACTGGTGCTGCTCAGCGTACTGTTGATTTTATGTTTAAGTCCTGACACGCGGCACGTTCACCGTCGCGATGAACTCATCGAAAGGGATGATTCCATGTCGAATACCGTTGGTAAGAAACTCTTGCTGGCTGCACAAGAACACTTCCTGCAGCAAGTAGATGCTGGGGACACGAAGTACCTCAACATCCTCTCCAGTCCTTCTGTCCAGTCAATTGAGACGGCTGGTGGTGCCGAAACTCGCAAGGTCTACAACCCCACAGGCGCTGGGCAGATCTTGATTATTACGTTCAAGACTGACGGTGGTAATTGCGTTATCACTTTCGATTCAGCCTTCAACGTGGCAAACAACACAATCATGACGTTTGCCGACGTGAGTGATACGGTCATGTTGGTTTCTGTTCCCGCACCAGGTTCGAGTCAGCCAGAGACATACGTCTGGTCGATCATGGGCAATGATGGAGCGGTAGCACTGTCGTAAATCTGGGTCAACGCAACACATATTTTTCGATTGGGGAATCTATGACACCCGAACAGGAGGTCACCGAACATCGCAACTCGATCGCCACCGAATTATCGGCACTTGAGGCAAAACTCGGTGACGTAAATTTTCTGCCTGCGGGCATGGTGCCGACTCAAGACCTGTTGAATCAGGTTGCCAACATCGGCGCTGCTGTCGATGATGCTTGGCCTCCCGAAGCGGGTTATTTCAAAGAACCGAATTCGGTGGCGATTTCAACCAAGCCGGAACGGGGCGGCGGTAATGACCCGCTATTGATCGATGTCGGCGATCAACCCCCCGGCAAGCGAATCCAGTTGATTGTCTGGATCGGAAAAGCCGAACCGCAAGAGATACCGGGCCTTGTTGGCTATCCGCAAATCACAATGATCGATTCTTACATTGACGCTGACAAAGCGGGTGTACTTGAAGTCTACGAGTGGGACGTAAATACCTTCGCTGCGCCCTCACAGTTAACGTATCTAATCAATCGCCTCAATTCGCAAGGACAACCGTCAAGCCAAGGATTAGTAGGTGCGGCCGTCGCCATCGTCATTGACGAAAGTGAAAGTTGGCTTCGTGATACTGAACTCAAAGGCTACTCGAAAGATTTTGCCCTCGACGATCATTATGGTCTGGTTGTGTCTGCAGTCTATGAAGGGTCGCAAGAGTCACCAACGTCGGGTGAAGTCTTGGCCGATGTCGAAATGAATATGTCGCACCCTGACGGCGATCAAGATTCGGGCCATTTGCTAATCGTTCGCGACGCACCAGAAATATTTGATGCTGACTTGTTCAAAAACGGCAATTCAACAGATCGAAGTTTCATCGTGATTGGCGGTAGTAACTAGCATGGGAACGTATTGGGTAGATCCGCTTGGAACGGGATCGGGCATCGGCACATCTGGTGATCCGTATGCTGACCCCCAGGAGATGCTTGATAACACTACTCAAGGCGGCAACGGTGACGTAGTTTTTGTTCGCCCCGGAACTTACAACTTGGTCGGGGCACTAGACCATACGACCTACACGGCAGCAGGCCAGACGCAGCCGATCACCTGGATTGGTGTTGATGGTTCCGACAATGTTGATTTCACGGCGACTAAGCCGGAATTCAACGTAGGCAATGACAAGCTGTACGCCACTGATAACAGCTACAGCGGATGGAACTGGATCAATATGTACCTCCACAAAACGGGGGTCTCAGCGTCCGAGCAATTTGTCTACGGATCGGCCCAGCAGCGGTTCTTCGGTTGCAACATAGTCTGCGATGTAGAACAGGCGTCCGGTGTTTATTTAATGCGGTGCGGCGGCGTCGAAGCGGAAGTCCAGGAATGTTTTCTGAATGGTCAAACGGTTGGTGGCCCTCTGCTTGGGATGCTAGGCAGCAACTCACTTGCTCGCGGGAACATGCTTGTCTCAGACACAGCAACAAACAATGCAAGTAACTCAATAATGGCAACCTCTGACAACTGCGAGGGCGTTTGCGTATCTCGGAATATCCTGGTTCACGACGGCAGCGCTACCCAAATGAAAGGCGTCACCCTCAAGGGCTACCAGTCACGTTTTTTGAACAACACGTTATTCCACAAGACGGCGTCTGCTTCGTTGAATGGCATTGCCGTTTCAAACGAAGATGGTTTCATCATCATCGGTAACTACGTAGAGGGATTCAGTACAGGATTCACGTCGGCGTCCAACTCTGTTGTTCCTGTCTATGCCAGAAATCACTTTTTCGACAACGACACGGATGAATCCAAGTCAGGTGAGCATCATTTAGACTGGAACAACAAGATCATGGCTTCAACCGGACTGGCCAAGAGTGGGTCGGCGGTTACATGGGCCAATCGTCTAACGTACTACGCTCCGCAAGACGTGGACGACATGCAGGCAGGTGGCGACTTGTGGGGGCAAACGGGATTAAGTGTTGGCGCGGTTCAGCACGTAGCAGCAGGCGGCAGTGGCGGTGGATTAGCGATGCGACGTACTATTTTCACTTAAAAAAGGAGCTTCCCCATGAGCGGGAAATACTTAGTTGACACGGGGGAGCAATCGGTCAGCGCGACCCAAGATTTGATCGAGCTTTCCTCTCCTACTGATGTTGTGACTAAGATCACTTGCGTCACGATCAGTCAGAGTTCGGATGCAGGTGACTCAGAATCCGAACAACTCAACGCTTCGTTCAAACGTGGCGTTGGATCTACTAGTGGATCCGGTGGGGCTTCGGTCACGCCAGGTCAAAAGGAAACTGGCGACAATGCAGCTGGCGCAACTTGCGAACGCAACAACACGACTGTGGCTGTTGCTGGTGGCGGGAGCCTGACGGAGCTGTACAACGAAGACTTCAACGTCATGGCTGGTATGTCCAAACACTTCCCGCCTGGTCAAGAGATCCACTTGTCACCAGGGGAAGAATTCTACGTCAACATTTCTGCACCAGCCGACGCTGTGACGATGTCGTGCGTGGTGGAATTCGAGGAAGTTGGAGGCTAATGACTGTTTCACTTGAAAGAGGCGGCGTATTGAAGGACGACGGAGTTAATATCGGTCGTCTTTCCATGACTCCCATCATCGACAGAAAGGTGGTGGGCGAGAGCAAAAAGGGTCGTGCGTTGATACGTACTGAACCCGAAGATTTTTCCGGTCCTGTACGCATTAGTTTGCGGAAGACAGTGACGGCCGATCAGTTGTCGCAAATTCTTACGCTGGCTAATAGCGATGTGAAGTCAGTGCTTCTGTCCAGCATGTGTGTTCAGGATGATTAATGAGCGGTTCCTTCTTCCACGGTCCTTACCCGACACCACCATCGCGGCGGCGAGTTCGGAGTGTGCCAACGTTGTCAGCTACGGCAGCTGCGGTCGCTACTTCTCAGCCTGTTATGCGACGGCCGATGCCGGATGTGACCGAGGAAGAATACCCGCTTCCTGTTCGTCGCTTGTTGCCACAGGCTAAGCAGCAACAACAACAGCTTTCACCAGCGAGGCGACCTGATCCAACGAGAGTCGAGTCGAGATCTCCTGTGCCACCAAGGCGCAGAAGGTTTCAACCGCGAACAGAAACGAAGCAAGTCGTTACGGCAAAGCAGGGGCTTATCACGCGGGATTACCTGCATCCTGTCGAGCCTTACGACTACACATTGTTGAACGATCGGCGATCGCGATTCGTTACTTGGCAGAAGGCTGCAGTGCAGGAGCGGCCTGCTCATCTGAAGGTGACAAATTTTTTGACTTACGATGTAGCTGTTTCTCACTTGCCGACTTTCGACTTGAAGGTCAGTAACGCTTTGACCTGCGATTTGAAGGTGACGTATGAGCAACTTTGACATTGGCAAACAGGTCAGATTGAAAGGGGAGTTCACCGATCCCAACGATAGTGATGCACCCATTGACCCGACAACCATTACGGTCAAATACAAGCAACCTGGTGGGGCCTTGGTGACTCATGTTTTTGGAGTTGACGCTGAAGTCATCAAATCCGGAACAGGGGTTTACTACGAAGATGTGACACTGACTGCTTCTGGTAATTTCACTTTCAAGTGGTTCGGAACTGGAAACGCTGTTGCAGCAGAAGAAGCAGGCTTCAACATAGCAGCGGAGATCACGGCTTAATGTCTCGCAACAAAAGCCATCTGTTCGAGTTGGAGTTGCCGGAAGGTGGCTACAATCGCGGCGTAGCTTACGACGATCAACCTCGCAACACGACAGTTGACTGTAAGAACGCGCGACCATGGGATCCTCGTACTGGTCGCAAGAGGGCTTCGCAGCGTGCTTCTCTGACGAAGTATCTTGATGATCAGATGTCCGACAATCCGGTTCGAGACATCATCCAACTGACCGAGTCAACGGGTGGCAGCTTGGCCGTTGGGAGCATGACGAATCGAACACAGACAGCTCTTGCTGTTTGCAATGGTGTTGTTTACACGTTCACCAGTTCTGCGTTCACTTCTTTGGGAACGCATCTTTCGCTTCTCGCGCCTACCGTCTTCTCAGCTCAGCTGAATTCCAACATCTATTACGCTGATGGATTGAGCGAAAAGTACTTCGACGGTTCCGCTATGCAGACGTGGACCGAAGACACCACCAATGGATCAATGCCAGCTAACGGATCCAACAAGCCCAGATTGATCGAGACATGGGGTGGCCGCGTTGTTTGCTCTGGCATCATAGGCGATCGCCACAATTACTTTGCTTCCAAGCAGCTCGATGCACACGACTTTGACTACAACCCCAAGCCGTCTCTTGAGACGCAAGCCTTTGCGGGAAACAACTCCGACGCGGGCAAGATCGGCGACATCATCAACGGAATGATCCCTTTCAATGACGATCTTCTTCTCTACCTGTGTGATCATTCGATTTGGCAATTGAGCGGCAATCCTATGCTCGGTGGTCGCGTCGATCGCATTTCGGATGTGGTAGGTGGAGCGTTTGGTCGCGCGTGGTGCAAGACAGACACCGGGATTGTGTACTTTTTCGGTTCGCGCGGAGGCGTCTATCGGATGACGCCTGGCTCGATCCCCGAACGCATCACGCGCGACCGGGTGGATGAGCAAATGGCGACGGTCAACCTTGATACTCACATCGTGCGGTTGGGATGGAACGATCGGGCTCAAGGTCTTCAAGTCATGATCTCGCCTTTGACGGAAGGTGCGGCAACTCATTGGTACTGGGATCTTCGTACCGACTCATGGTGGCAAGATGTCTTTGCAGACACGAACCACAACCCGGTTACGTTGTTCCTCTTTGATGGCGATGACCCTGACGATCGCGTGTTAATGCTTGGGGGAATGGACGGCCGAATCAGGTACTTTGATCTCAATGGCAAGACGGACGATGACACTCCAGTCGATTCGTACATTTACTACGGACCAATTCAGTACACCCAAAAACAGCGGATTCGGTTGGATGAGATACGTTGCCGAATTGCTGAAGGCTCTGATGATGTGAAGTTCACTTACTATCGTGGCGACGATGCCGAAGAGGCTTTCAACAACACCATCTTCAGGACACATGAATTACCAGCTGGCAAGCACGTCAAGACAGATCGTATGAGCGGCAACGCTTTGTTCATTAAGGTCGGGAACGATCACGATGATCAGACCTGGTCAATGGAGTCATTGCACGCGATTACTTCCTCGTTCACAGGCGCGTACGCGAGGTTTCGAGGATGAATTTTCGACAGCAAGTTCAAGGAACGAATCGTCAGCCAGGCGTTTGCGCGCGATCTCGTCGCAATGCTCAAGCCGCGGCTGCTACTCAATTGTTTGGGAGTCAGCTTCTTAACGTCGTTGCAACCAATGCTGATTACACTTGCGATGGAACAGAAGATCTTCTTCTTGTGGCCGGCCAAGTCACTCCCCCGATTGTCACGCTTGCTGACATGGATGATTTGCCAGAGGGTTACGGACTCTGGATTAAGAACACAAGCTCATCAGACAACGTCACTGTTAATCATGCTGCTGGAGACACATTTGACCAAGTCGGCGGTGGAACTTCACTCGGCCCTTTAGCTCAAATGTACGTAGTTACTGGCGACGTTCATGGCGGCACACGAACGTGGGTTGTTCTCGAAGCCGCGTAAGGATTCATCATGCAATTGCAAATCCCCCAAAGCTCTGTTGGTCCTAGTCAGTCTGCAGTTATGCAGAGACGGAAGAAGCCATTTGGCATCATGCCTGGCGGTATGACACCCGAACAAGGAATGATGGCTGGGGGAAGTATGGGCGCTGGCCCAATGCCTCAACCTCCAATGCCTCAGATGCAACAAGCTCCAATGGTTGGTGCTGGCAAGGCTGTAGGCGAATGGTCGCTTGGTGGAAACGCTCAAGGCTGGATGGCTGGTGGCGAACCGCGGCCAGCTCCAAGTCCGGTTCCTGCACCTCCACAACAACCAGGTGGCGGCGGCGGCATGAGTCCCAAGCCAACGCCTCCGTTCAACCCGCACGCTCCTGCCTCGTCGGGTGATTGGAATTGGGATCCTGCTGCGGGTGAGTGGCTTCCAAACGGTGGCGCGCAACCAGGTGGCGCGCCGGGCATGCCAGGTGGGCAGTCACCAGGTATGCCGATGCCAGGCGGTCATCCTGCAGGACCAGGCGGCGGAAGGATGCCAGGTCAAGGCGGTCAAACGCCTCCTTTCGTTCCAGGGCACATGCAGAACCAGATGAATGAACCACCGGCAATTCCGCCGATGAAGCCACAGAAGCCCGCGGCCGCACAGCTGCCAAATCTCGGCACTGGTCAAACGCAAGCACAGGTAGTTGATAATCGCGTCAATGCCGCGCGACAGCAACGACCAGGTGCGCAACAAGGTTTCAGCGATATCGTCAACACGCCTCCACCCGTGCCAAGTCCTCCCCCTCAAAGGCAACGACAGACGGAGCTAGATGGCGACACACCCAGACCACCGATGCCACAGAATCCGATCGAAGGTGGTCATCCTGGTCAGAACCAACAGCCGTATATGGCGCAAGGTTCAGTTGAGCAGCAAGCTCAGCTCGCTGGTCGCCAACGACTCAACGACGAACGTCAGGCGCTTCGCTTTGGTGGTCAACCTCCCGCGGCCGCGGCTGGTGGCGATCAAGGAGACATCTTGGTCGCACCTCCGCAGCAGCAACAGCAACAAGGTGGATTCCAGTCGAGCGCGGTTGAACGCAATCGCCTGGCTGTTGAACTTGGTCGCAAGATGGGATTACCTGAAGGTCAGATCCCTCCAAACTCGTCAACGGAGTATGGTCCCAACCCGTGGCAGAAGCCGGTATCGTCGATGCCAGGAATGGGTGGCCAGCAACAGCAACAAGGTGGCCCTCCGCAAGTTCAGCAGCAGCAAGGAGGCATGAGCGCCGCTGGTGCGAGTCTTCCAAGCAGATCGCCTGCGAGTGCGGCGAACCAACAGCAGGGCGGGTTTCCTACGCAGGCATCGTTCCGTCGTGACAATCCTGGTGGTGGCGGTCAAAGCGATCTTGATTCTGGTGACATCGGCCAACAGCAAAACGCACAGCAGTCGGCACAGCAGCGTATGTGGGACATGATTCAAAACGTCGCCAATCTCGGCGTTGGCGATCGCCTTCGACAGATGCATGATCCTCATTCGCAAATGAACCAGCTTGGTCAGATGGGAATCGGTTCGCTCGACGCAGCTGGCTTGGCTGGAATGGGAATGGGTTTCAACTACAACATCCCGCAGCAAGCTGACATGCAATGGAGCAATCACCCGTTGCATGATCTCTTACAGGATTCTCGCGCGAAGCTCGAACAAGCCAATCAGGAAAACATCAAGAGATACGAAGAAGCAAAAGGTGGCTACGAAGATCGCATCAATACTGGTCAGCAACGAGACACCGACAATCGCTCCGGAGCCCAGTCGGGATATGACCAACGTCGCAATGACGTGATGAATCGTTTCAGCCAAGGGATGGACCGGTCGCTTGACACTCTTCGTCAAAGGCAAGGTGAAGCTAACCAGCAGAACCAACAGGATCTTTCCAATGTCCAACAGCAATACGGTCAGGCTAGAGACGACGTGGTCGGTCAATCGAGAGCGGACCAAGCTGGACTTAATCAACGATACGACGATCGTCTCGGTAGAGTGCTTGGCAGGCAGCAAGGAGTTCTCGACGAGGCTCTTTCAAGCCGCGATCGAAATATGGGAAGAACTGAATCAATCGGAAGACAGGATCGTAGGCGTCTCAATGAAGGGGAAAAGCAAGCAAGAGAATCCTTCATCGCCAGAAACATAGCGAGTGGTCTTGGTAACAGTACGATTATGAATTCGCAGATCTCTGGCGATCGCGATCGCTGGACGGATGCTCATTCAGATTTATCTGAGTCGATTGATCGTCGATTGTTAAATGCAGATACGCAACTCACTGACCGCGTGCTTCAAGGTCGTCAAGGCATGGCCGACGTCGATGCGAATCTCAGCGGTCAAGGTCTTGCTGCCTCTGAGAGAGGGGATCAACGCAGCCTTGGTTTCCAAGGAGACTTTGACGCTGCCAGACTGGGCCAACTCAATCAGGGGCAGCAATTCAATTCAGCGATGGGCGAGAGAATGTCAGGCGACTTGGCTCAAGCTCAAGAGCGGTCAGGTCAATTTGGCGCTCAGCTCGAATCCGGTTTGAGTGGTGAAGGACTACTCGCCGACGAACGGTTGTCTGGTCGCCAGGCAGAAGGCCAAGACCGTCGCCATCAAGACTTGCTGCAGTTCATTGAAAGGCGCGACGACGTTCCTCCGAACATGGCCGCGCTAATGGCCGCGGCTGAAGGGCTTGGTAAGTATGGTCAAGGTCGCGCGGGTCTGACTAATCCGTTGATTGGTGGTGCGCAAATCCAGCCTCCGCAGATGCCTCGCGGTGGCGGTGGTGGTGGACCAGGACCAGGTGGCGGCGGACAGCCCCCTCCGGATCCGGAGCAAGGTCAGATCCAAAACGGACCAGCCCAAAACTTTGAATTTGAATTCAACTGGCCACAGCAGCCAGGTCAACAGCCAGGTCAAGGTCCGATCCAAAGTCCAGGCAATGCAGAACCCGGTTCACCTGGTGCTTATCCTGTAGGTGGTGAAAACCAAGGTAACTTTCAGAACGTCTTCAACCCGACGATCAACATGGGTGGAAACAGCTACGACACTGGCGGCAATCTTCCGATCGGTGGCGGCTTTCCGGGCGGCGGCGGTCAGGGCGGCGGCGGTGGTCAAGGTGGACCTGGAGCGCCTTACCCTGGTCCACAACAGCCACAGCAGCCACAGAGCCCTGGCGACGGTGGTCCTGGCGGTGGCAATCAACCAATCCCGTCTCCCGGTCCTGGCGGCGGCGGCGGCGGCACAGGTGGATCTGGCGGCGGCGGTGGCACTGGTGGTCAAGGTGGTCCCGGTGGTCCTGGCGCACCTGGTGGCGGCGGTGGACCGATCATCATTGGTGGTCCTCAAGGTCCAGGCCAGCACTATCCATGGCCACAAAACATGCCTGGTGGCCCCAACCAAAATCCGCAGCCAGGTGGCGGTGGTCAAATGCCAGGTGGTGGTCAACAACCGATTCCACAACCAGGACCAGGCCAGGCACCGCAGCCAGGCCAAGAGCCCAACCCGCAGAGTCCACAGACAGGACCGCTTAGCGATCGCGATCAGATGATCACTAACAACTTGCAAGATCGCATCAATGCTGCGATGCAAAATGGCGATCAAGAAACAGCCGATCGTTTACAAGCGCGTATTGATGCAATCATGCAGGCTCACATGGCAGCTGCAGCAAACCAGGCAGTGCCAGGCCCACCTGGCGGCGTCGATATTTTTGACGGTCAACCTATCATGCCTCGTAGGTAATTCATGGCTATTCGAGTAACGCACGAGACGGATCCCGGTCTACTCGGACAGGGAGCATACGCGGGCGGCTTGTCGCAATACGACCGGCAGCGCGAGCAATTGGCTCTCGCACAGGCCAGGTTGAATCAGCAAGCTCAGATGTTTCAAGCGCAGCAGCAGAACCAGGCAAACAGCCAGATGGCTCAAAATCAGGCTCGCTTGGGATCTCAAATGCTTGGCCAGCAGCATCAGAATCAGATGCAGGCTAATCAGTGGGCCGATCGTGCCGAGCTGCAAGACAATCAGAATCAGTTCGCGATGGATCGAGCCCAAATGCAGGGCGATCAAAAGATCCAACTCGAACAGAAACAGTTCGACTTGAAGCAACAGGAACTGCAGCAGCGCATCGACTGGGTCAAGAGATCTGGCTACAGTCCGGAACAGCAGCAGAACTTGATTGGTCAGTTGATGACTGAGAACGAAGTTTGGGAAGCCAAACCACCACCGACGTTTGAAGAGCAGATGCAACAGTCAACGAAGGTTGACGACAACGGTGTGATTTGGTCGCAACAACCAGATGGCACGATCAAGGGAACGCAAGGTCATCATCCAAGACGCGGCCAGTTCCTTGGAGCTGATGGCCAGTCGATCATTGACGAGCAAGGCGCTCCGCGGATGGGAGCTGACGGCCAACCCGTGCAGGCTGAGTACATCATTGACGACAAGGGTGTGCCACAGGTCATCAAGCGGGAGAAGCCTGATGTCGTTGATCCTGTTAAAGCTGCTAAGGAGAAAAGTGCTGCGTTTGATAAAGACTACGCTCGCGCGTTGGGCTCGCTCAAGCTGAACGAAAAGTACATGAAGATGGAAGCTGAAGGCGACAACCCTGGCATGGCCAAGATGGTCCAAGACGAGATGGCTCGATACGCCGCGCTACGCGGGGATCCGCCTCCTGCGGCTGCACAGCCAGGCTTGGCGCAACCAGGTGGGGGACAGTCCCCGCCATCACAGGTCACCGAGCGGCCGAAGAAGTACAACGGTGGCGTGATCTTGCCAGAACATCTTGGGCCGCAGACGTTGACGACGCTGGCTCCGGATTGGCAACCGGCCGCACCTGGCTCAAAGCCTGAAGCGATCGAGGGATCGTTGGCAACAATCAACGACGACTTGAAAGCTTTCCTCTCAGCGTACAAGAATGCCTTTGGGTCAAAGCATGCCTATGGCGAGATGAGGAAGAACCCAGAACACTTCCGCAACTTCAACGCGCTGATTCACACACGGCAACGATTGCTCGAAGAACGTGCGAGCGCTAAGCAAGCCGAGCTGGGCATTGGTGGAGATCTCGAACGCAAAGAGCATTTCCAAGACCCGTTCACTTTCTCAGCTCTTGAGAGACGGAAGAACGCAAGCGAGGGACGAGGGGCGTTCCAAGATCGCAGCGAGCCAAAGTCACAACCGAAGCCGAAGGCCAGGCTCGCGCGACCGAAGGCCAAACCACAGCAGAAGCGAGTTGAAGCTCGCAAGGTTGATACGACTGAAGAAGCGAAGATCTTGGTGGGCGAGATCCAGTCGATGGGTTACGACGTTCCACCAGACCGAGTTAACGACATCAAGTACCTTCGCACAGCTAAGAAGACGTTGATGGATTCACCCCTTAACGAAGCCAGGATGGGTGGCAATCCGGCCGATGACATGAGCTTCCTACAGGGGATTGGAAATTGACGCGAATTCCGCAGCCAGGCCAGATGCCAACACCGTTCCTGCAGGAACCGGAGTTCGGTGGTCCCATCCCCATGCCGACGCCTGGTGATTTTCAGCTTGATCCAAACTTCGCAGCAGGATCCCCCGCGGTTGCGGTTGCACCTGCCCCGCTCGCAGCCGCGGGACCTGCTGCGCCTGGTCCGTCTGGTCCGATGGAAGGATTCGACTTCGACATCCCAACGGTGCAAGATCCGGAGGAAGCGTTTGTCGAAGAGAACGGGATCATGGATTTCTATATCGAAGGTTTCAAAAAAGGAAATCTTCCAGAGGGCATTGGATCCTTTGACACAGCTGGTCGAGAAGAGCGAACAATCGAGGAAGACTACGCCATCCTCAAGGGCAATTGGGACAATGAGCAGCGAGAGAACAGAGAAGCCAGGCGAGCCCAAGTACTGCAACAGCAAGCAGACTTGAAAGAGTGGTGGGATGCACTGTCACCGCAAGAGCAAGCCGCACATAAGCTCGAAGAGCGACAGATCGAGACAGCGCAAAAGATCCACGAATTCATCAAAGAGTGGAAAGGCCACCCGTTGATGGAGCGTGAGGATCCGATCGAGTACGTTGGGAATCGACTTCCATTCGTTGGTGCATTCGGCCAGTTCATGCACATGAAGATCGACATCGAAGGTGCGCTTGAGAACATCAAGCGCACTGGTGGTGACGATCACGACGTAAAGACGATCGCCGAGTTCACTCTCAAGCAGCAGTACATGGCTGAGAAGTCATGGGTTGGTAAGTCGCTCGACATCATGGCTTCGATGCCAGGCTTCATGATCGAGTTTGGCTCGACTGGTGGTGCCTTCTCTGCTGGTAAATCTGGCGGCATGGCTGTGCTGAAGAAGATCGGCATTGAAGCTCTTGAGAAAAAGCTGAAGAACAGGCTCCTTAAACAAACGGTCGGATTTGCGAAGAACGTAACAGCTGCTTTGCCAGGTGCAACACTCCAAGCGCTGGCCAATCCGCAAACCATTCTCCGGACGACCGCTCAGCGATCGCTCGATGCGATGTTTGAGTCAGGCATCAACGAAGATGGAGTCTTCCACCCTGGTAAGGTCCAAGATCAGAGCTTGCTCAAGCATCTCCCTGCAGGCTTCTTGGATGGCATCATCGAGATGGGTACGGAGAGAACCGGATCCGTTGTCTCTAACTCGCGAGCCATGATGGGGCTCAAGCGGGCGATCGTCGCCAGGTGGCTGAAGAAGGGGCTTAATCCCAAAGCCTTCACCAACACGATGCGTAAGGTTGGTTTCGATGGGATCCTTCCGGAGATTATCGAAGAGCGGTTGGGTGAAGTCGCTCGCCAAGCAACTGGTCTCGAAGATCACGGCGATCGAACGTGGGAACAATTCACTGATCAGCTAAAGGCAGAGGCGATGGCATTCGCTGTGCCTGGTGCTTGGTCGATGAGACGCGGCCACAAAGCGATCAAAACTCGCCTTGCTGAAATGGACTTCGCGAAGAAGGGTCGCGCGACGGTCGCCGAGTTGCGAGACAAAGTACTTGAGAATCCTGACTCGATGATTGAGAAGTGGATCAATGACGATCCTGATCGAGCCAGAGAGTTTGCTGCAGGTTGGGCGAATAAAGAAGCGATGCGTCCAGCTGAGAAAGAGGGCAGGGGTGGTCGAGAACCAGTTGACGGACCAGGCTCGCTATTTCCGCGAAGTCGTTGGGACTCATTGGAGCTTCCGGATCTTGGATTCGGCCAACGCGAGAGAGTTGAGCTGGGCGATCGTATCGCGCAGCGCATGGCTGAGAAGATGAACGAGGAAGTACATGACCCCGCGGCCGCGGAACAAAGTAAAGCGGTCGAGTCACTCTTGCCGAAGGAAGATCTCGATGTTCAAGAAGCTGAAGAAGGCGATTCGGAAGTGGTTCAAACTGGAACCGAGGATTCCAGCACCACAGACCAAGGAGGAATTCCTAGCGATGTGCCAGGAGGATCAGTGTCCGCCGACACCGGATCCGGAGTTCAAGCAGAAGCCGAAGAAGGGGAATCTAGTGAGCCAGATTTTGAACTGGCGACCCAACTCAGCGGAGCGATGAATCCTTCGTTCTTCCCGACACTTCACGGCACCAAGGGATTGCCTGAGTTCGAGAACGAAGATGAGATGGTTGGTTGGATGAACAGCCTTCCGGCCGCGGACTTGCAGAAGTGGCACGATGCTTTAGAGACAACGAAGAATTCAAAAGTACTCGCCAAACCCGACAACCTTGCGCGTTGGGCAACAGTCGATTCGATCCAGAAAGAAGTGGCTGCAGAGCTGAAAAGACGAGAGGGGGTTAGTGTAGCCGGCTACACTAAGGTAGAGACGCCAGAAACGCCAGTTGGACCACTCAAAGGCGTACCAGGTCAATTGGACTTGGAAGGCTGGTTGAAGAACGCGATCAGTCGGGCTCCGGATAAAGCAACAGCCAGCCCCCAAGCGATGACTGACTTCATTCGTGGTTTCTCGTCGCAAGCAGACGCGATCGACAAGCAGGGTGGTGTTGAGGCTCACGTCGATCGGATCTTGGGAGCTAAGGGCAGAGGCGCGACAGGCAAGCGAACACCCGTCGCCAGGAAGAAGCTTACTGATCAAGAGATGCAGGACATCAAGGATCAGCAGAAGCGGGACGCTGCCAGAGCTTCCAACGAGAAGCGGGAGGCTGATGACCCTTCGCTCTTCCCTCCGGACGCTCGCGTCGACAAGCCAGCCGTCGAAGATCTCAGTCAAGGAGTAGCCCCCGAACACGTTGCTGATATGCGTGTCCATCGTCAGGCGGATGGCCGTCCAAGCTACTTTGGCTGGATGCCACTGGAACGGATCAAAGTGGATCCGGCCAGGTTTCAATTCAAGGGAGAGGCAAACGAACGCGGAGTGACTCAAGAGGATGCCTTAGAAGGCGACTTTGACCCTGCCAAAGCTGGCGATCTGCTAGTATGGGAGTCGCGTGATGGTGAGGTGTTCGTCGTCAATGGTCATCACAGGCATGACCTGGCGACCAGTAGGGGAACGAAGGAAGTCAAAGTCCATGTAGTTCGCGAAGCTGATGGCTTCACTGCTGAAGACGCGAAGCACATGGGAGCCGCGCTCAACATTGCCGATGACAAAGGAACGGTGGAAGACCATGCCGACTTCTTCAGATTCTCGTCGATCAAACAAGAAGAGGCGGAACATGAAGGCTTACTACAGAAAGCTAAAGCGCAGATCGGTTTCGCAGTGGGGCGCTTTGCGACAGACGATACGTATAGCGCGTGGAAGGCAGGGCGAATCTCAGACGGACAAGCCAGAGCAATAAGCGAATCAGCGCCCAACAATGAGAAGTGGCAGAACCTTGGACTGCAGCTGGCCGCAAAAGGACAAGCAGCCGAGCTTATTAAACACACCATCAAGGCGCTTCAGCAGTTCCCTGATTCTGGAAAGAAGGCCAAGCAAGGAGATCTGTTCGGATTCGACGATTCGGCTATTCAAGAGGCGGAAGCAATTGCTAAAGCAGTTCGTTCAATCGTCGCCGAACTTAAAGCGGATCGAGCAAGTATTGCGGGCGTGGCGAAAAGACCTGAACACGCCAAGAGAGTCGCCGATGTTGACGTTGATTCGCAACTCGCTAAGGAACGTCTTCAAGATCTCAACGAGGAAATAGACCGTTGGGAACGCTGGGAGACGGACAAGGAGCTGGTTGCGGCCGCACGCGAGCGAGCTGGCCTGGCTGAACCGGAAGAGCCAGAGTTTAAGAAGAAGTCAGGCGACCTGGCGTTGAAGGCTGGCAAGCAAAAGAAGAAAGCTACCGTCCTTCGACGACGCGGCCGCGATCTGCCCGACGAGCTTGACTTGGATCCGAAGGCGACTGAAGCCACGGTTCGAGCTGCCCCCATAGGCAAGGATCCTCGCGGGCACATCCCCCGTGCAATGGAAGCTCCGGAGGGTGGTGCTAAACGCGAGCTGTCGCCGCACAGCATCATCGCCAGGCTCGAACGGGACTTTGGTGTCAAAGTCCGCAGCGGCCGCATTCCGATCAAGCTCCGTGGAGCTGCGGGCTTCTGGAGGATCCTTGAAAAGATCATTCGTGTCCGCAGTGAATTAGCTGGTGACCTGGCTGTCGTCTCTCACGAGGTAGCTCACCACATCGACGACGCGATTCAGATGGAAAATGCTTTGCATGAGCTGGAGAAAGAGGATCCAGATCTCTTCAAGATGATCCACCGCGAGCTGGCCAGGCTCGACTACAATCATGACCCAGTGAGCGGATTCCGATGGTACGAAGGATTCGCAGAGTACTTCCGCTATCGCTGGACTGGTGGCGACGAAGCCCTTGGTAGTGTGAATGCTGCCGACCTGGCTCCGGAGTTCCACAAGTGGTTCAACGGGAAGTTCCCCACCTGGTGGGCGAAGAAACTTCGCGACAAAGCCAAGACCGTCACTCTGGACAAAGAGAAGCAAAAGCTCGTAGCGGCCGCTAAGAAGCTTCCAAAGTTTATGGACTCGATCGAGAAAGCTGACAAGCTGTTTGAAGAGTGGCGCAACGAGGGAGCTGACGCGCGAGTGTCAGCCGACATGCGTGATGGCCCCACAGACTTCCCACCACCCGCCGATATGACGAATGCGGAGCGGATGCACGATTTGGTTATGACTTCGTCTGACAAGCTCTACTCGCAGATGGTGGACGAAGGTCACCCGGTCAACAAGCTGTCACGCCTGGTGCGGCAACTCGGATGGACCGGCCGCATCACAGGCGGCGAGCTGATGAGCGCCTATTCGCTCTCTGGTCCTGCTCATTCAGAACGCGCACTTGAGAACGGCGTACACTCGGTTACGCCTGGCAAGGAGACGATCTTTGGTCCCGCGCTGTACGACGTGTTCAAGATCATCCGTCCCAGTGAAGAGGAAGATTGGGAACGTTATATGTGGGCCAAGCATGCGCAAGAAGCCTGGTCCAAAGGTTCAGGTGGATCGAAGAAGAAGGTTCTGGATCCGAACACAGGTGAACCGGCGATCGACGAGAAGACTGGACGGCCGAAGAAGGTGTTCGTTGTTGGTGAATATCATCCCGGCATGGACCGTGCAGAAGCTAACCATATCGTTAGCCAGGTCGAGAACGATACCAAGCGAGCGGAACGGTACGCCGAGGCTCACGAGATCTTCACCGAGTACAACAACAGCTTGCTGCAGCTGATGGTTGATACTGGCCTGATGACTGCTGCTTCTGCCAGGCACATGATTGACAAGTGGGAACATTACATCCCGTTGAATCGTGTTCCAAAGGACAAACGATCGCAGTTTGGCGGTGAAGCCGGAATGCTCAACACGCGATCGCCAGTCCGCGGCCGCGGCAAGGGTGGCGCTACACCAATCATCCGGCCGATGGTGTCAGCGCTCAAGCGTACTCAACAGTTCTACTCGGCCGCGTTGAAGCAAGCAGTCAAGACACAGATCTTGACGATGGTCGTGCCCGCCTTTGGTGGTGAAGCGGGACTCGGACACTTCGCAGAAGTCGTCGATCCCAAGACCGACGTAACGCAACTGAATGTCGAAGAGATCTTGACCGACCTGGTGGACGGTGGCTTCGTTGACGAGGACATGGCAGCAGAGTTCCGCGTGGTGCATTACTTCCGCACGGGCAACATCTCGACAAACAACCTGATCTGGCTCTTCAAGCGATTCGGCGTTGGCCCCTCGACTGTCGAGGATTGGGCTGACGCTGAAGAGGAAGATCGAAGAGAGGCGCTAAGGCAGTTGGAGAAGGAAACCGAAGCTGTTCCGGACATCATGCAAGTGCTGCAGATCTATCGGCCGAACTATCGACCGGACGCGAGCGAGTACACCGAAACGTACATTCACAACGGTGACAAGATCATGGTCCGTTGGGATCCCATGATCTATGACGCGCTCGATGGCATGGACCGTTACCAGGCCAGCGGCGTTACCGCGTTCTTCCGATCAGTGAATAAGCTGAAGAAGCTGGGAGCGGTCGGCATCAATACCGCGTTCAGTTTGGGCACGAACCTCTTCTACGACTGGGGTGCTTACCAGTTCCAGTCCAAGTTCAGCAAGGGCCATATTGACTCGATGTTGAATCCGATGCGCTGGATTGGACTCTATGGCTTGTATCAGATCGGCAAAGTCGCTGATCGGTGGGGCATCAAGATCCCTGGTGCAAAGCGAGCCAAAGCCGTCATCGACTTTTGGGAAGAGATGGGCGGCAAGATGTCTACGACGTTGGGCGGCGACATTTCGTCGATTGACTCAGCGCTTGATCAGAACAGAGAGTACACGCCGATCGAGCGTGCCAAGCATGGCATCTTTGACATCTTCAAGCATCCAGTAAAGGCGCTACTTGGCGGCGTTGCTGGTGGCGTCATCGGTGGATCCCTTGCAGGACCAGGTGGGGCAGCTGCAGGCGCAGCGATCGGCCTCAAAGGCAGCAAGGCGACGAATGCTCTTCGCGAGCTGGTTACTGTTTTCGAGGTTGGTCCACGCCTGGCTGAGTTCAGTCGCGCGATGGAATCAACTGGTTACATTCGCAAGTGGAATTCAGAGGAAAATGAGTATGAAATCTGGAATGTTGACACCAAAGAGTTCGAGGATCCTGACCGTGATTCTCTTGTGCTTGCCATCAATGCTGCTAACGATGTCACCACAAACTTCAAGCGGAGCGGACGGCTTGGCAAAAAGATGGACGCTTACTTCACGTTCTTTAATGCAGCGATCCAAGGACAGGATAAATTCTTCCGCACAGTTCGGCAGACAGTTGATCCGACGTACCGTCCACCCAACGGCGACAAAGCTCTCATCCAGCTTGGCCGCGTTACGACCTGGATGGCTCTTACGTTCGGAGCGACGTTTGCTTACTGGATGGCCCGCAAGGACGATGACGACTATCAGAACCAGAAGCCTTGGCTTCGTGCGGGATTCTGGTCGTTTACTGACAACCAAGGCAATCCGTTCTTGCGCATCCCAGTGCCGCGCGAGTATGGCGTTATCAAGATCGGTTTTGAGGCCATTCTGAATGCGTGGGGAGGAAAGAACGAAGTCAAGGCGGGCGAGGTTCTTTGGGAGTGGTTCGACAAGCAGAGCCCTTACGGTGGTTGGCTGTCATTCCCAGAGATCCCGATCGTCAAACCCCTTGTTGAGAATTGGGGCAACTGGGATTTCTTCCGCGAACGCAAAATCGTTCCGGAGCATTTGAAGTACGTCGATCGCACCGAACAGTACAACTACCACACGACCGAAATGAGCAAGTGGATCGGTCGCATGTTTAGCATGTCACCTGCGAAGGTCGATCACTTTTTGGAGTCAACGTCAGGTGGCCTTACCACTCAAGGGCTCCGGACTCCATGGCGTGGCATTACGATCAACAAAGACTACGTTCGTGATGTTGATGACTTTCACCAGGAACTGAACCAGCTGCAGAAAGACGCTGGCACACTACGGATGAGAACACGTCGCGAGTTGAAAGATCTCGGAGTATCGGTCAAGGACTTCGATAAGTGGGCAGACGCCGTGATTGATCGCCGCGATGACAAAGCGAAACCGCCGAAAGGCATTCCCGCCTCAAAGGCACAAGACTTCCTCGAACGAGAAAGGTCCATTACTAAGCTTCGAGCGCAGATCGGCGAGATGGATGAATACAAGGACATCATGTCTGCGCTACGAAAGCCGATTCGATTAGAGAAGGATCGCTACAAACGACTCGCCTATGAGAAGTACATCTTTGGCTTGGCCAGGTTTGCGTTGGGACGGCCAGCCCTCGATCGCTATCCCAACCCTTTAACTGCGAAGTCTCTGCCCCAAGACGTTCGCGACATCGTTGATGAGTATCTGACTAAGCGCCTCTGGACTGCAACAGCTCCATCAGACAACGAGAGTCGTCGTCGTGCCCAAAGTGTTCTCGATGGATTAGACATCGACGCGAAGAAGGCCAAGACATTGGTACTTCGGCGCGCAAACAAGATCACTGGGAAGGGGAGTCAACGAAGAAGAGCGGCCGGACCTGAAGCCAGGGCTCGTCGAATCTTTCGTTTGAGACAATTCGTAGATTAAAAGGATTCTGGAAAAATGGCCGAGACGTACTTCAACATGGTTGTTCAGGCTGGCGCGCTGGTCATCGTCGCCTGGGTCATCTTCATGCTCTTCACCAAGACCTTGCCGCAGATGATGGAGACGCGGACCAAGGAAACTTTGGCTTTCCTCGAAGCACTCAAGGATCAGCGTGCGGACTTTCAGGCCAGTCTGACAGCAGTTATCGACCGTACTGAACAGATCGCTAATGATGCCCATGCCAAATCAAAGGAGACGTTCGCCAATGTCACTCATGCACTGACTGAACTGGCAGATAAAGTTGAGAAAGAGTAGAACTCAGAATTCACGACGGGAGCTTTAGCCATGACGAGTTATCAGCCAGCAATGGCCGAGATCGCTTCTGATCTCGACGCACAGTTGCCGCCTTGCGGTTGCGGACAGTCCGGAGCGTTGGACCAGTCACAGCAGCAAGCGGCGATCGCTCACGCCCGAATCCCTGAACGATGTGCAGCAAAGTACATCATCATCGTTGAGAAGGACGACTGGCCAGGCGATCGTATCATGGGAGTGACGTTCGATCACTTCCTTGCTCAGTTTACGCAAGCGGCGAGGGAACTCGAAGCAGAGATCAACGTTGTCTTTGACATCACGATCGACATGAGTCGTTTTCCCGAAGCGCATTGCAAGTTGCAGTTTCACAATTTCGGCGGTGGCGTCTTAGCTGACTCGCACCTGGCCGACAACAGCTGCGATGACAACAAGCGGCAAAGGTACGATCATCGCGACTGGTCAACTCACCCGCGGTTGATTCGCCTTACATCGCTCCATGAACTGATGCACCTGTTGGGGGCACATCATGAGAGTGGCGCTATTGTGATCAATTCGCGGATCCTGACGCAGCTGCTTGGCCTCACGGTTCGTGATGTCGAGATCTTGCTCGCTCTTGGCTACAAGCGACGTGTCACACCTATCCCGGAACCGGAACCGGAACCAGAGCCGGAACCGGAGCCAGATCCAAAGGAGCCAAGGATGAATTGGTTTGAGATTTTCATCAAGTATGCACCGCAGATCTTGGAGTGCATCGAGACGTTCGGCGCGAAGCGGACCTACGAACGACTGAGACGAGGCGGATTCTTCGTTTCTATCAGGTTGTGGCGTGAGGCTCGTGATGCTGGTTTCCGTGGCAAAGATGCCCGTGAGCAAGTCGAAATCGGCCGCGATGAGCTAGCAATGTTCACTGATGCTCAGTTCGACGAAGCGTTTGCGGAAGTCCGAGAAGCGATCGAATCAGCCAAGGCAGAAGCAAGCGAGGTTGACACGTCCGCTGAGTAGCGACTACCATTTTCCGTTGCTACCCGGTACACTACGAACTTCCAATGCAGGCCGATCCGCGTCGGCTCAATCTCTCGCGTCCCTGGTAGCTCCCTACTGCCAGGGACGTTTTTTTGCCCTGGTGACCAAACGTGTCAATGTGAGAGTGAAACTTTGGAGTACATCAAATAAGGAGAGTGAGCTTGAGTGATCATGATGCGTTGGAACAACTTCTCGACTCGATGGGTTTCGAGTCAGTTCCCGGCGAGGCTGAAGAGCGGAACGAGGCCCCACCGGAGACAAAGACTGTTGAGGATTTCAGTGGCACGATAATGTGGGACATTGAAACTGGTCCAAGGTCGAAAAAGAACCTGGACAAGTTCTTTGTTCCTCCGGAGCTGCCTGACGATCCGCCACCGTTCGCCGACTTTGACGAAGCAGCTGTCAAGTACGGCCGAGCGAAGAAGCCAGAAACCAAAGAAAGGATTCTGGCCGAGAAGAAGGCCAAGCACCTGGCTGACAAAGAGGCTTACGAGAAGAAGACTGCGAACTGGCCGAAAGAGAAGAAGCGAATTCTCGCTGAAGCTTTCGAGTCGTTCATTGAGGATGCGGCCCTTTCCCCCATCACAGGCCGCGTCTGTGCGATCGGTTACTACTACCCTGGTCAAAAGGATCCGTATCGGATCGACCAAGCAGGACCAGGCGACAACACCGATCACGAAGCAGCTGTGCTGGCCGGCCTTTGGTCGCAGTGCAACGCTGTCCGCATCAAGCGTGGCAGCAAGATGATCGGCTTCAACTCTAACGGATGGGATCTTCCCTTCTGCATTCGTCGCAGTTGGGCTCACAGTATCAAGGTGCCTGACTGGATCTACGAACAGAAGGGGCGTTGGACCAACCTGGCTCCGATGTTCGTTGATCTGCTTCAGATTTGGAAGCTTGGTGAGCAGTGGTACAAATCGCCAGTCGAGGGCATCAAGCACAACCTCGACACGATTTGTAAATTCATGGGCGTTGGTCGTAAGACGCCTGGGATCAGCGGCAAAGACTTCCATCGTCTCTATCTGACAGAGCCAGAGAAAGCGATGAAGTACTTGCGTACCGATCTCGACCTGACACATGGTCTTGCATTGGCATTGGGGGTGGTTGGTGGATAAACAACTATCTGATGGAATGCGATCTGGCAATTTCTGTATTGAAGATCTGGAATTCCACAGCGACGTTCGGTTGTATGTTTACTACGACGTTGACGATGGTTTCTCCATTCGATGCGAAGGTACAACAGCGAAACTAGACATTGGTTTGAAAATTGGAGAGTGAGTTGAGCAATAACAAATTTGCACTGTCGCGGATCGGCGCTGAAGAAGGCGTCGAGTTAATCAAGCTGATCGGGATGGGTCTGATGAAGGCCAACCCCGATGGCATTCCAGATAGCAAGCATGGCGCTATGATCGCGCTCAGCTGCTTGATGGAAGGCAAGACGCCGGTTCAGTACTTGATGGAGTACGACTTCATCAAAGCTAAACCGGCAAAGAAGGCCATCACCATTCAAGGCCAGTTCATTCAAGCTGGTGGTCACATCAAGTGGCACGACTGGGGCAAGGATGGAAAGAAAGCCGAAGCGACGTTCACCTACAAGGGTGATACGATGCGGAACGTCTACACGATCGAGGAAGCTAAGAAAGAGATCGACAGCAAGACGTTCAAGAAGGCAGATGGTAACTGGCAACGACGGCCAGGTCCCATGCTCTGCAAGCGCCTGTTGACGCAGACGCTTCGTTTGATCGCACCTGAGTTAGTCATCGGTGTCTACACCGCAGACGAGCTTGGTGACGATCGTCTTGATGATGATCTTGAGATCCAGCAAGACGCTGTTGACGCGGAATTCACTACCCAACCTGCAAAGGAGGAAACCAAATCGCAACCAACCGAACAGGAAGACTCGACCGATCTGGAACAATTGGTAGAAGAGACAGTCGAGCAAAATCGGATAGACGAGTTAGAAAAGCGCGGCAAAGAGCTGCTGAAAGACAATCCGCAAAACAAAATGATGAATGCTGCGGATTCGACAGAGGGGGCACCCAGCAGTGCTGCAACCGAGCAGGGGAGTACAACGGATTCGGCAGCGGACCAACAATCTGGGCCTGCCCAAACCACTGCCCCTGCCACGACTGATCACGGCATTGATGAGAATGGTATTCCCGACGCGGACCACATCATCACACCTGATCAGATGAAAAGCCTGATCGACATCGCAGGCCGATTGAAATTGCAAGCATGGATGCGTGACACCTGCTTGCCCAGCGCACGAGCTGTTGACACCAAAGCGAAACCGCTTGTGCCGAAGTACGAAGGTGTACCTGTTGGTGTGCCTGGTGCTAAGAACCTGACTAAAGAGGAAGCGACCCGTATTATCGCTGGCCTCGTGAAGCACGAAGAATCGCAGAAGTAACTATCCCTGTTTTTGATTAGAGAGATTGATAACCATGGCTGAAGAATTTGATCTTGAAGACGTTGGTGTTGACGAAGCAATGGCTGGCGACGATCGCTTGAGAACTGAGGGATCGTACCACTTTGTCGTCAAAGGCATCGAAGAAGGTGGTGGACACGACAACCAAAAGTTGGTCTTGACTATGGTCGTTTTGTCGCCTGGTCCCAACCAAGGAGCGCTCTTCATGGAGTACGTTCCGGAGAACGCGAAGCCTGGCAACAAGAAGACGCGACTCAAGCTCGCCGTCCTCTTGGGAGTTGTCACGCTCGAAGCAGTCAAGCAGGCCAAAGCTGAAGGCGGCTCCTTGATGTTTGAGTGGCAGAAAGGCGTTGGCAAGGAAGTCTGTGGTAAGGTCTGGGATGATTCCTACAAGAAGAAAGATGACAACGATCAAGAGACCGGCGAGATCGGTCATAGCTATTGCATCAAGTGGTCAACCAACTTCTGGTCGCCTGAAGACACCAAGGCGAACGAGAAGATGAAGTGCAAGCTGGGGTCCGGTGATGTCGCGGCCGCGGCGGCGACGGGTAGCAGCGATGCTGCCGGTGAGCCCGACATCCCGTTCTAACGACCCCTTATCGCGGGCCTGGTCGCACGCCTAATCCGTGCGGCCAGGTTTTTTTTTGGAAAGATTGCATTGACCAAACCCAACGAAGAGCTGAAAGGGCGAGTCTTCGAATTCGGTTGGAGTACTCGCGACCCTGACAACCCGTTCATGTACGTGGAGATCGAGACGGAGTCAGGCGATATCGTCAAGTGTAAGGGCAACGAGTTACCCCAAGATTGGGACGTTGACCAAGACTACATTCTCTACGGCAAGTGGAAGAAGAACACCAAACCTGGTTACGAAGGGTTGGAGTTCGAGTTCCAAGCCAAGTGCATCGTACAGCCTGTGACGGAGGAAGCGGTTGTCCGTTACCTGCAACGAGCGCCAGCGATCGGACCAGCTAAGGCACTACTGCTTTGGAACCGATGGGGAGAGCACACGCTTAGTTGCATCGGAGCTGCCCCCGCGAGCCAGGTCGCCTATGAGGGAGAGATCACCGAAGAGCAAGCGGTCATCGTTAAGAATTTTTTTCACAACATCGAACGAACGCAAAGAACCGACCTGGCTCTAACGTCGTTGTTCGCTGGTCGCAATTTGCCCAAGCGCCTTCCCAACCTTTGCAAAGAAGTGTGGGGCATCAAAGCGCCTGAAGTGATTCAGACCAACCCGTTCGAGCTGATGATGTTTTCGGGCGTTGGATTCTTGAAGTGCGACAACCTCTGGGAGTACTACGGCAAGCCCAAGGACAGCGACATTCGCGCGGCCTGGTGTGCTTACCATGCCGTCGATTCGGTTCGCGATGGATCGACCTGGGTCACGCGGCCGCAGATGTTCAACCAGGTCAGCCGGCTCATCGGTTCGCCTGGTCCGGACCGCGCGTTGCGAGCGATCGAGTTGGCGATCGAGGAGGGGTTGGTCATTCGCACCACAGGCAAGGATGGCAAGGAGTGGTTCGCCACCAAGAGGCAGGGCGAGCATGAGCAGGAGCTTGCTCTGGCGATCTGCAGGGCAACTGACGAGATCGACGACGAGATTGGCTGTCCGCGTCCCTCTGCCGTCCGCTGGCCCGATGTCGATCTGGTGGAGGGAATCTCCGATCACCAGCGAGAACAGCTCAGGAGAGCCACGTCAGGGACCGTGGGGATCCTTACCGGGGGACCAGGCACAGGCAAGACCCACACGGTCGCCAGGTTCCTCAAAATGCTCGACCTGCGCTCGACGTGTATTTGCGCCCCGACAGGAAAAGCGGCCGTTAGGAGCAGCGAGGCAGCTCAGGAGGCGGGATTACGCATCGTCGCGAAGACGATCCACTCGACGCTGGTGGTTTCCTCCCACTCATTGGGAGATGGCTGGGGATTCAACTACAACGGCGAAAACCCCCTACCTTACCGCTACATCATTGTGGACGAGAGTCCGATGATTGGGACGAGCCTGATGCGTCACCTGGCGATCGCTCGCGGGTACGGCTCTCACATCCTTTTCGTCGGCGATCCTCACCAGCTGCCCCCTGTGGGCCATGGACGGCCGTATTTGGATCTGATCACAGCTGGCCTCCCTCAAGGGCACCTGACAGAGCCCCAACGCAACAGCGGCGACATCGTGTTGTTTTGCCATGCGATCGCAGAAGGACGCGGGGGAGACTTCCCGCTCGCTCGCAAGTTGGATCTCGACAAAGGGCACAACCTGGTGATGGAGGACTGTCGATCGCCAGGCGGGATGAAGGATCGACTCAACTGGTGGCTCGAAGAGGCAGCTCGTCACGGGTTCGATCCAATCAAGGATTTGCAGGTCATCACGCCTACCAACAAAGACTCGGAGTTTGCTCGCGTCGAGTTGAACATGGTCCTGCAGAACATCCTCAACAATGACCCTGATGCTGGTCACGAGAACTGGAAGTTTCGTGTTGGTGACAAGGTCATCTGTTTAGAGAACGGCTTCTACAAGCAGGACGATCAAGAAGGCGACATCTACGTTGCGAACGGTGAACAAGGCTACGTCGTCGAACTGACTGACTCGGCCTGCATCGTCGAGATGACGTTCCCCGATCGCCTCATGAAGTTCACAAAGAAGGACAAGATTGAGTTGGCGTATGCTATCACTTGCCACAAAGCCCAGGGTTCGGAGTGGCCAGTCGGAATCGTTATAATCAACCCCAAAGCCAAGCACAGCTACAACCGTGAGTGGGTGACTACCGCCTGCAGTCGATTCAAGGTGTTTGGCGCATGCATTGGACCAGAGCAGATCTTGCGACGTGGACTTGCCAAGACGGGCATTGCCGATCGCCGCACGAATTTGCCGGGGCAAATCAATCGTTATCGCCGTGAACTTTGGGAGATTGCGCATGGCAAAAGAGAGCATCAAGAAACTCCGCAAGGAGAAGATGCCTTACACGATCGTTATAGATCAACAAGAGGGAGCGCCATGGCTGTTCCAGGGGCTCAAGACTTCGACAACGCATTTTGAAGTCGAGACAACTGTAAGGCACATGAAGACTGCCGACTATGCGATCGACGGTCTTGAGAAGATCATGGTCATCGAGCGCAAGTCACTCGAAGATCTCTACGGAACCCTGACTCACGGCAATGAGCGCTTCAAGCGCGAGATGCATCGAATGGTGCGGGACCATGAGTCGTCGGCGATCGTCGTCGAAGCTGACTGGGAAGCGATCAAGCGACCCTGGGAACATTCAACTGATTGGCGTAGCGATGCTACTCCGCAGTCGATTATTGGTTCTGTGTTCTCGGCAATGAATTACTACCCAACGGTCCACTGGTTCTTTCCGCCGACACGCGCGGACGCTCAGTGGTGCTGCTTTCAACTGCTAAGGATGGCATATAAGAAGTTCTCGGAAGAGTGCTGGGAAGGTGAGTATCGTCATGGCAAAACAAACGCTTGTTGAGGCGCAATATGAAATCATCGGACAACTTGATGTGGCCGCTATCTACACCAGCTGGGGCCTCAAATTGGCAGGCAGTCCTGGCAACAATGGATGGCAGTCAGCTCATATCTTTGGCGAGGAAGATCGGAATCCCAGCGCAGCTATTAATTGTGGCGACAAGCCAGAGTTGCGTGGGCGCTACCGCAATTTCATCACTTGTGAAACACTTAGCTTTTTCGATGCCGCTGTTTCATTCGCTGGCGTGTTCTCTGACTGGCAGTCAGCACGGGCTCATTTCGCTGAGATGGCTGGTGTCGTACTCCCTGATGACCAAAATCAAGCCGATCAGTTAGCCTGGCTGCCATGGGATGACAACGATGCGTTGGCGTACGCTCGCGGCCGCAAGGATGGCAAGCGACTCGTCAGCAAAGTACTTCGCATCAGCGGAGCCAGGTGCGCTTTCTACCCGAAGAAGATGAAGAAGCATTCGGTCTTCGCCTTGCCTGTGTGCGGGAAGTCTGAACACGATGTCCTTGGTCATTACTTCTTTAACGCGCGACCTGGCAAGCCGATCAGTCTTTGGCAGAAGGGCGCTCCGGACCTGTTGAAGAAGAGCCTGGTCACAAAGAACTGCCCGTGTGGCTTCATCAACAACTACGCCTGGATGAACCTCGACGAAGCTGAAGTGGTTGTGATCGTCGAAGGTCCACCAGACATGCTGGCCATGCAAACGGAGATCGGCCTAGCTGGCAAACAGAAGAAGCACGCAGTATTCGCGACCAGCCATGGGACCGGCATGCCGAGCAATCAGACACTTGCTACCCTCAAAGGCAAGAAGGTGGTTCTCGTTGGTGATTGCGACAAGCCTGGTCAAGAGCGCGTACGCAAGCTTGCTGAAGCTCTCGGCTACTACTGCGAAGTAGCGATCGTTACGTTGCCATACGACATCACCGAAGATCACGGCAAGGACTGTGAAGACTTCTTCATGGACGGCAACAACTATGATGACTTCTTTGCTCTGAAGTCCGAATATGCCCCAATAACGGAAGGTGAAGCACCGTCGAACCCTGGGTCTACAGGGCAAATGACGCCGGAAACTGCATTGAAGGAACTCGGTATCAGCGTTCTCGGCCGAACTCCGGACGGTGACATCCAATTGTTCAACGAACGAAATCAACAGTGGGAACTTGTTGGCAACATCGACCGCTTTGGTTACATGACGTTCATCTCGTTCGCTGGCCGCGAGGCGCTTAGCGTTGTCGTCGATGCGAAGGAAGCTCAAGGCGACCTAGTGTCTTGGCTTGGCGTACGTCGCGAGATCGCAGCTCAAGCCAGTGAGCGTCGGGTCAACCCCGACACGTTCGTTGAAGAGGGTGTGTGGCCTTTCAGTGATCAGCTGTTGATCGTTGGTAATGACTACGCGGCCAATTGGGATGGCGAAGTACTTACCAAGATCGAGTCGCCGTTCTATCGCGATCGCGTGTTGAAGTTTGGGTGCAATGACAACAACGAACAGTGGTTCGACTTCGCCACGCTGCAGGAAGATATCTTCAACGCAGGCGATCACAAGTGGTGCGAGGAAGTTATCAACCAGGTGCAAGCGATGATTGAGCCCTGGAACTGGAAGAACAAGGAGATTGATCCGGCCGTTGTCACTGGCATGATCATCGTGACCTTGGTTCAAAAGATGATGACCTGGTGTCCGCAGCTGGTTATCCTTGGCAAGACCAGCACCGGAAAGAGCCGCCTGGCTGAAGTCCTCGCCAAGCTGTTTGGCAAACTCGGACTCAACATTGAAGCTCAGTCCACCGCCACAGGCATCAGGCAAAAGATAGGCCGCAGCTCACGTTCAGTTCTGATCGACGAATGGGATCGAGCCCAGCCTGTTGAACGCCGAAAGATTCTGGACATGATGCGTGCGGCCTGTCGAGGCTCGTCGCGCGTGACTGGCACTAGCAGGCAAAAGGCCATTGCCACCGCAAGCAAGCAATCGTTCTTTGCGCTGGGCATCACCAGCAATCTATCAGACGAAGCTGACATCAATAGGTTCATTCAGCTGCAGATTTTGAAGTGGGATTCAACGATCGAGAACAAGTTCCTTCCGTATCACGACGATGGAGATCTCTCCCAACTGTCACGGCAGCTGCTTGCGATTGCAGTTCGCTACGGCCTGGCGATCGCCAACCTTGCGAGGGACATCGGCCAGGTCGAGATTGAAGGACTCAGCGCACGCCTGGTCGAAGGCTATGCAGCTCCGGTCGCCGCTCTCTGCTGTGCCTTTGGTGAGCCAACGATCGAAACGGCCAAGCGACTGATCTTCAACTTCACTCGCGACGTTGATTACGAGATCCAAGACGATGAACGCAATCTGATCGAAGCCATCTTGTCCGCGGCCGTCACGCTGCGAGGTAAGACCGGTCGGCGCACCATTGGTCAGCTAATTGAGGACCTGAAGACCACCGATTTCGACGAAGCTCAGGGAGCTTTAGCCGGCGTTGGGATCCGCGTCGACGAGAGCAACGATTTGATCTTCCTGCAGTACGGAACGATCCTTGATCACTTGCTGAAAGGCACCCCTTGGGAGGGGCAAACGATCGCTGAAATCCTGCTCCGCATACCGGGCTGTTCCAAGAAACGCACCCGAATTGGCGGCGTTAACCGTATCGCTGTTTTCATGAAGTTTACGCAGTTTAACGCGATGTTCGTCGTTGACGAGGAAGACGAAAAGACAGGTTCCCCCAACTTGACAGAAGATGACTTCTAATTTGGGTTGTTCCGGAACACTGGGGGTTTGTTCCGGAACAGACCGGAACACCTTACTTACTTAGTAGTAAAGAACTTAGAGAAGATCTGCCTGCACTGTTCCGGCTGCACGGTGTTTTTTACCTTGTATGGTGAGAAGAGAGAGATGGGGCTCGTGGTTTAGTGGTACATAGGGTTCTCTTCTTGTATGAGGCGCAACACTCGGAACACCGGAACAGCGCACGTTCCTTTGGGGGGTGATATGTCAAAGCTACGACAATTGATGAACGCTCAATTCCCGCCGCTCAAGCCGTGTTGGATCTGCGGCGGGATCGCTTACAACCTGATGTCATGCGGCACGATCGTGTGTGCCGAATGTTGCGATGCTCGGTCGGACCTGGCTGGCTCTCGCGACATCGGTGCGGGCATGAACTTTCAAGTTGAACGACGGGAGGATGGTGGGATCACGACGACGTTCGACGTGAATCACCGCGCGTTGTGGGATGCCGGGATCCGACGACGCTTCACACTCACAGGCACCCCGGCTGATCCATATTGGGAGATCATTGATGTCGAGAAACCAACGACAGCGGAAAGCTAATCGAGAGAAGACTCAGGCAGAGCAGCAGACTGATGCCGGGATCCAAGCCGCACTTCACCAGGCTGAACAGCAAGAGAACCAACAGCAAGCGATGCACATGCTGGACCTGCAACGCATGAAGTCTGCGGTGATGGGCTACGATGTTCAGATCACAGCTGCCTTCTACGGCCGTGTTGTTGGCGAACAGTTCTTAACCGCGGCCGCGGGCATCGTGAAGAAGCGAGTTGCTCAAGAGAATCAAGCAGCTGGAAAAGAGAGACGTGAGCCGAATCCAGATAACATCGAGAAGCCGACGCCTGAAGAAGTCATGGCACACGTTGACTGCGAGCTGATTGCCGAGGCATCCTTGCTCGCAGTCGAACGCTACCTTGAGTGGCGTGGTCTTATTGGCCCGCCGCCTGAAGAGAGTGGCGACGAACAATCCGAAGAAGAGTCGCCCGATGCCAACCATTCCCAGTCGGACCTGGTGTTGCCGTAGCAGTCAGGACATCTTGGATTTGTTGGTACGTCTTTCCCTCTTCTCTTAGTCGCAAGATGTGTTGAATCACTTCGAGCGCTTGAACATCATCAATCAACCTGGCGTCGTCGTTGGGATCTCTCTTCTGCCCATACGGTGGACGATCAGCACGCGACATGCGTTGGCCTGCACGTTGCTTCGCTCTCATCTGAGCTGAAGTGCGTGCGGCCATTGCTTTCTTTTCGTACTCAGCGACCACAGCCAGGATCTTGCGAGTCATCTCGCCTTCTGATGTGTCCTCTTGCTGGCCTTCTACCGCTTCGATCGTTCCACCTTGTCTGGTGATCATGCGGCCGATGGTTTCATCAAGGAAGATCGAACGTGCCAGGCGTTCACGCTTCCAAACCACCAGGACGTAGCCACGCTTGACGGCTCGTACCGCCGCCCATAGGCCATCCCGATTCTCGTCGTCACCTGACTTCTCAAGATCAGTGAAGACTTCTTCGATGTCGTACTCGCGTTCATTGCAGTGCTTGGAACAGATGAAGCCTTGCGACTCCGCGCTGTCTTCAGCGATCGCCGCTCCGGACTTGTCTCCTTTGCGGCCGCGTGGGCTCACTCTCAAATACACGATGGCTTTAGTTGTCTTCATCTTCACCTTCCAATGCTTGTTGGATGTTGCTTCTTCTGTTGAGACGTTGGCAAAGTACGTTCCAGTTTTCGCCGCAGTTTTCGCATGTTGGCGGATCGTTGGATCTGCTGATCGTGACATGCTTGCATTTGTTGCATTCAATCTTGTATCTCGTCATCATCACTCTCCGGAAAGTAGAAGTCGGGTTCAATTGTGTCGATTGTCCAGCCCCATGCGTCGTTCTCTTCAACTTCGAGTGGCTTCCAATCGTCGTACGTACTGTCGTCGTTGGTGCTGGGGAGCTTCACCATGTTCCATTCGCCCAGCTGAGTCGTGCAGAATTCGGCGATTACCTGCATGAGTTGGTTGGCGTGTCGGCCAGCTGCAGCGCAGGCCGCTTCGTGTGGTAGTTCGTTCGTCTCCATTGTGCAGCCGAGAGCTAGGCCAAACTGGTTTGTACCTGCTTGGAAAAGTCCGCTGGCGATCGCCATCCGAACTTCAACCTGGCACTGAAGACAATCGCAACCGCGCTCAGCGATGAGACGCGGGACATGCGTTTCCATAACTCTGGTCGCCATGTCGAAGACGGTTTCGGGTAGTTCGTTGACCTGGTCAATGCCGACCTGGCCGCAGTGATGTTGGTCGTTCAAGAGCTGAACTCCTTATGACTTATCGGGCCTGGGGGCCGGCTCGGCTCGCCAGGCGGGGGAAAAAGCGCGCCGCCTGGTAACCAGGTGGCGCGCGTGGTTAGCATCCAATGATGGCGACAGCTGCCACGATGAAGATCACCGCAACAGCTGTCCAGAACAATTCAGCTGCGTCCGTGCTACTGGATCTCATAAATGTTTTTGAATCCTCTCCGGCTTAGTTCGCCCCTGCAGGCTTGCACGTCTGCGCCTGCCTCGTTTAGCCGTTCGTTCCATGGGTTGGCATGGTCGAGAACGATCGCGCTTCCTGCGTCGTCGGGATGCAAGCCCATCCAAACCAGGGCGCGACACCAGCAGCGCCGATGCACTTTCAGGTTGGCTCGCAAGGTCGCTATCAGTTCATCGTTCGTAAGCTTCTGCAGTCCTTCACCAGTCATAGTTTCCGCGCTCCTATGTCTTTGGGTAAACAACATCAACATCAGCATCAGCACACCAAGTGCAGCCACCAGCGCCGCACTTGACGCGCGGGCTTGGTTCGGTCTTCTTCGTAAACTTCCAGGCGATCTCCGGACAGACACGCGCTGTGCGTCCTGTGGCCTCTTGTCGCCTCGCTGCAAGCTCTCTCGCGGCCTGCAGCCGTTTAGCCTTCGTTCGCGTTGTGCGTACGCCGTTGATCGTCTCACGGGCAGCGTTGCCCCCTACGATGTCGATCCCAGCCACGAACGCGCAAGGACCTGCAGCCCTTACGCCGTTCGTTTGGATCGACTGACGGACGCAGCACAAATCGCCAACTTTCGATTGATACCACTTGGCCTTAGCTGGTGACTCGCAAGGCAAGTGAACCGGAACAGCAAACGCGCGGCAATCTTCCAACAGCAACCGCAGCGCCTTGATTGATTGTCCTGGCCAATCGCGCGGCCATGGCATCGAGCCGAGGACCGCGAAGCGTAGCCAGGGAATCGAATAACCAACAGAGACACGCGCCAAGATCTCAGCGCGTGCCGCGTTGCAAATCTGGGCGGGTGTTAGCTTCTCCATTCGTAGAAGCTTGCGAGACAGCGCCGAGTTAGGCCGCATGCGCTCCAGGTCTTCAGCGTAACATCCGGCATGCTTCAACCTGCAGCCGTCCCAACAGAGAACACCAGCAGAGCGCCCGAAGTTAACTGCAACGGATCCCTCGCGCCCTTTGTCGAAGGATCCGGTGATTGTTGGCGGTGGTTTCTTCATAGTCCCGTCGCCTCATGCCAAGTCTTGTTGTCGATCGTCCTGCAGTAGTCTTCAAACTCGGCGCTGAACTGGCCGTCATCGCAGAACACGCGGTCAAGATCATCGAACGTCAACGGGTAAGGGTCTTTGCTGTTGTACTCACTCGCGAGCGCAACAACCTTCATTTCATGGCCAACGTAGAGAGTGATTGACGGCACGTACAAAGAGCCGTTGTGCGGGTGTTGTTCAATGGCGAACGTCTCCCCGTCGTGGTCCAGGTGGAGGCTTGCAGGCAATAGCGGACTCGCGCCGCCTGCTTCGTGGATCAACAGCGCGAGTTGCCCCAAGCCCTTGAGAAGCTTGGCCTCGTTGAATAGGTCGCGCGGCATGGTTCGATTGTGTGTCATTCGTTTTCCAATGCTTCAAGTCGTTCGCGTTGTTCGGTCATGATGTGGCAACACTCTTCGAGCGTATCAACAAACCCATCAAGCCCGCTTTCGTCGCAATCAGGAATCAACACCGATTGCAGCCATTCGCACATTTCGGCAGCTGTCTTGCGTCGCGCCATGGTTACACCTTTTGAGTTGCTTCGATGTCGGACGGTTTGACCTTGAGCATATTCGCGCCCCTGGTCTTGGCTTCCTTGTCGTTGTCTGCGTCCACCAGGACGGCGCGAGCCATCCCAGCAGAGCGCCCAGCGATCACGCGATAGGTGTTGGCCTTGCTCGCGTCGGAATAGAATCCCTCATGGATTAGGTCGATTCGTTTGCGCTTTTGTGTCATGGTCTTTCCAATGCTTGTTAAAGGATCCGCGTCAAACGATCTCGAATAAGTATTCCTTAGCGCCATCGACTGCCATCGCGCGGCAGGCGTCGTTCTCGCAGGGATAGTTTCGCGCGTCTGGTTCGCATCCTCCGCGCTCGTCGCCACACTCGCGGCAGAAGCCGAGGTTCTCCAGGCTTCGGTTCTCGATCGCGTCTAACATGCGCTCAGCTGTGATGCTTTCGTGTCGTTCTTTCGCCATGGTCTTTACTCCGTGTCATCTTCCAAGAGATCAGTAATGGCCCACGCCAATCGCGAGCGCTCAGGATTGCGCAACACGTTCTCCCACGCATAGTCAACCATCCAGCCCCAAGCCCAGTTGGCGAGGCGGTCTGATGGTGACAAGTCCTCGTCACTCTCTGCAGGCGAGACGCGCGGAGGGTCGGCCGGTTTGAACTCAGTCAAGTCGAACGGGTCACACTCGCACGGCAGCAACAGCACTTCACCAGGAGCGCTTTCCGGAACGATGCCGCCGCAGTCCTGGCACACTCGCGCGCGCTCTGCAGCTGCGAACAAGCTCTGTTGTCCTGGCTTGCTCTTGTGTTGCTTGCTGACTTTCATGCAGTCGTTGACTACCTTTCCACCAGGACCGATCAACTTAGTAACTGGCCTAGACTCCATCGCGTTTCCCCTTGTTCTAGTTGCGTTACAACGTGCCGCCGACCATAGCAACAAGCTACGATCGGACCTGATCGTAGCGTTGCTATCTTGACGGGTCAAGACAGATCGGAAGATAATTCCCCGCTATTGCATTCCCTCGTCATGACAGAGCCCAGCACATGAGCGAATCAACCAACAACGACAGCACAACACCCAGCGACCAGGCCTCGCGCGATCTCGACAAGCAGCGATCGATCCGCATCGATGACGCCAGGTGGGCACACTACGACAAGGTCGCGCGCGCCGTTGGCCTGGACCGTAGCACCTGGCTGCGACGACTTGCCGACATGGCCTCTGGTTTCAACTGGGCTCGACACGACGACAGAAACCAGGGAGACAGCGACCAGTGACCAGCAACCACGACGACACGCGACAGCGTATTGAGAGCGAAGCGATCGAGGGGACATCTACTCCGCGGCACGCTACCTACTCACCTCGCTACCCTGGCAGCTGCGGCCACCAGGCGACCAGGTCAAGCGCTGTTGCGAAGGCGAGCCATGGTAACAGTGGATGGCCTGCAGCCTGCAGGGCGAGCGGCCGCGAGGCGCGCGCGTCGCGAGAAGAGAGGCGGCGCGGCGGGTCCCATTTCGGCCGACCTCAGATCCGAACCAGACCCGTGCCGGGGTCACGGGACTCCTAGTACATATCCCCCGGTAACAAATATCGAATTTCGGCTGTCAATCTAGTTAAGGACATGGAGTTGTCACATGAGTAACGAAGAGAGAGTGGATCATCCTTCTCACTACAACGCTGGGAAGTTTGAAGTGATCGACGTGATAGAGGACTGGGGGCTTGGTTTCAACGACGGCAATGCTTTGAAGTACATTGGTCGCCACAAGCACAAGGGTCGTGCGATCGAGGACTTGGAGAAGGCGGCTTGGTACTTGGCACGGGAGATCGCGAGGTTGAAGTCTTTGGCTGAGCCGTACGACTTGTCGAATCTTCCTTGTCCTTACTGCATGAGTCGCGGTTCGATTGAGAAGGCCCCTGGTATCGGCGTTCACAGTTGTCGCCAGTGTGGCAAGAGCTTGACACTGACTCAGGACAGGGCATTGAAGGGGGAGGGTTATGGCGAAGGCGAGGAAACGTAAGGCTGCGAAACCGCTTCATCTCATGGGCAAGGCGGTGGCGGCGATCGGCTACCGGATCAGCCATCGGATCGAGAAGAACCCTCGCGGTGAGTTGTACTGTGCGGCGGTTTGTTGTTTGTGTGGCGAGATCGTAAAGGAGCGAGTTGTCGTTGGGCCTGACGAGCCAGAGAAGATTGCTTGTATCGACTGTCACGAGGCACTGATCAACAAAAGGTACGGAATCAAATGAGTGAACGAGAGATTAGCATTGAATGCATCGCGGAGACGAAGGTCAACGAAGAGGCGGTTTATCGTTGGTTGGCGACGATGGGGGTGAGTAAGGACTTCAAGTTGCCGGATACTCGCGTTGATGATGAGTCGGTAGTTTCGGATCCTGCTCTCACAGTGGCACTGGCGGCGAAGCAGTGTTACATGAGCTTTGAGCCAGGCTTGAACCCGAACGTGACGAAGGTGCGGCGGGACTATACCGAGTACTTGGACAACATTTTGAAGAGCGGTCATGGCAGCGTGCTTGAGCATGCGACGTGGACGTTTGCGATCGACGGCGTTACTCGCGTCTTCACGGCCGAGATGAATCGCCATCGAGCGGGCTGGGCGATCAGCGAGAAGAGCTTGCGGTTCGTGCGGTTCGATGAGGACATTCCGTTTTGGATGCCGATGTCGCTGCGAGACGAGCCCGACGATGAGCCCACGGTGAAGGCGGCAAAGAAGCAGAGTCGCGAGATCTTTCGCGATGCGTTTTCTGATTGCCGGATGCACTACGATCGTCTCAAGAAGATCTGGGACATTGAAGGCCGCAAGCAGTTCGCCGAGAAGAAGAAGCTTACGTCGATGTTCCGTCGCATCGTGCCGCTTGGC